GAGGGTGAGATCATGATTGCCCCTGCTGACGCATGAAGAGCAACTTCTACGTTTACGAGCATTGGCGCCCGGACAGGGGCGAGTGCTTCTACGTCGGCAAAGGTCGAGGCCGCAGGGCCAACATCATGAAGCGCCGCAACAAGCACCACAAAGCCATTCAGGAGAAGCTGGCTAGGCTCGGAATGTGCGTTGAGGTCAAGATAGTGGGACACGGCCTTTCTGAAGACGAGGCTTTTGAGCTAGAGAAAAAGAGAATTGCTTTTTGGCGGTCGGAGAACTGCGATCTCGCCAACATGACTGATGGTGGAGAAGGAACCACTGGGCACAAGCCCGTGATAACTTCTGAATGGCGAGCAAAGCTATCTGCTGCGAAAAAGGGGAAAAGCAACTACAAGCTGGTGATGGCTTCTGCGGCGGCAAAACGCGGCAAGCCGCATACCCCTGAACATCGGGCCGCTATTAGTGCTGCCGCCAAAGAAAGGTTCAAAGACCCAGCCGTTAGAGAAAAATTCCGTCTATGCTCGGTGGGTAAGATCGTGTCTGAGGAAAGCCGCAAGAAGATGTCCGACGCTGCAAAGGCAAGGCGCCAAAGAGAGAAGGCCCTGGCTCTGGTAGCGGCTGGTGAGCTTACTATTGCTCCTGCCGATTCTGCTGGGGGATAAAGACGGGTGTTTGGCTTCTACCCATTCAGCGGCGCTTCGTTCAGTGGGCTAGCCAACGCCTTCTATGCCGAGAGTGTGTCTGACGCCATTGTCCTGACGGATGCTGCCAACAGCACCCTGTCGGGTGTTGCCGCCGCGTCGGACACCCTCGTGCTGTCTGACGTGACGAACGGCAGCCTCAGCATGCTGGCGAGCGCGTCCGACGCCATCGTCCTGTTCGACTTTGCGGCCAAGGCCCCGAACTGGTTCGCGGCGGCGTCCGATACCCTGACCCTGACCGACTCTGCGGCCATAAGCTATAATTTCCTGGGGGCAGCATCTGACACGATAACTCTTACGGACTCCTCGACGGGCGGCTTTGCCTTCTTGGAGAGCGTGTCGGACTCCATCACCTTTGCAGAGACGGCGGTTGGCAGCTTTGCCGCATCGGTAAGCGCATCTGACAACATTGTCCTGACAGACGCCGGGGCCGGTATTTTAGCTATGTCGCTGTCGGCATCCGACACCATAGTCCTGACGGACACTGCGGCAAATATCGCTGGCATGGTTGCGTTTGCCTCGGATACAATCACCCTCGTAGATGTTGGGGCAGGATACGGAGGGTGGGACCCGATACCGAACCCGAACCCAGGCTGGTCTCCGGTGATTGGCCCAGGGGTCATAAATATCTGGAACGACCTTCCTTCGGCTACGGCAACCTGGACCCCTATAGGAAACAGCTAGATGAGCATTAAAGACACCCTCCGAGTCGTGGATGAGGCCGCAGCCGGGCTATCTATGGGGCATTCTGCCCAGGACAGCATCGAGGTGAAGGGCTCCTTCAAGGTGATCTGCCGAGCCGCTGATGGCTCCGTTCGCTGGGAAGATGAACTCTCGAACCTTGTCGTGACGGTCGGCAAGAACGACCTCTTCGACCAGTATTTCCGTGGCTCGTCCTACACGGCGGCTCACTTCGTCGGCCTCAAGACGGCTGGCTCTATCAGTGCCGCCGACACGATGTCCTCGAAGTCGTGGACCGAGATCACGGTTTACTCCAACGCAACTCGCCCCACCTACACGGCTGGTGTGGCTGTGGCTGGCTCGACCGACAACACGGCGTCTCCTGCTGTCTTCAACATCAACGGCACGGCGACGGTGGGCGGCTGCTTCATCAGCACGAACAGCACGATTGGCGGCACGACGGGCATTCTGTTCTCTGCGACGGACTTTGCCACCGCTCGTAGCGTTCTGAGCGGCGACACGCTGACCGTCACCTACACCATTTCCTGCTGAGGTAGGGTAGATGCCCAGTACATATTCGCCAGCCCTACGGCTTGAGCTTATCGGCAACGGTGAGCAGGCCGCGAACTGGGGCAACACAACGAATACCAACCTGGGCTCCCTGGTTGAGCAAGCGGTTACTGGCGTTGCCAGCATTGCGATGCTCGATGCCAACTACACGTTGGTCAGCGGTAACGGCGTTACGGACGAAGCGCGCAATGCTGTGCTGGTGATGACCGGCACCCTGACCGCAACTCGCAACGTGGTCGTGCCGACGAGCAACAAGTTCTATGCCGTCCGGAATGCGACCACGGGCAGTCAGAGCATTGTGGTGAAGACTGCTGCTGGCACGGGCGTCACGCTCGCCAACGGCTTCACCCAGCTTATGTACTGCGACGGGACGAACGTTGTACTGGCGTCCATCCCCATCAACGCCACCAACGGGAACGTCTCTGTTTCTGGGGCGGCATCCATTGCTGGCAACACGACGATTGGCGGCAACCTTGCCGTCACTGGCACTATCACTGTCGCTGGCGGCGATATCATTCCTGCTGGCGTAATCTGGGAGTATGGTGGCGCTGCGGCCCCGACTGGCTGGCTTCTTTGCAACGGCGCTGCTGTTAGCCGCACGACCTATGCGGCGCTCTTTGCCATCATCGGCACGGCCTACGGCAACGGTGATGGGTCCACCACATTCAACGTTCCAGACCGGCGCGACCGCGTTGGTGTTGGGGCAGGATCAAGCTATTCTCGGGGGCAGACCGGCGGTGCAGTTACTGCCACCACCAGCACGGATGGCGCGCACAACCATACCGGCAACACTGGCGGCACGACGCTCACGGTTGCTCAGATTCCAGCCCACCAGCACACCGGCAGCACTTCTACCATTGGGGATCACGTCCACAGCATTGGGCCTGTTCTCCTCTCTGGCGTTGGGTTTGGCTTCAGCGGCAGCCAGGGCGTGTCTGGAACGACATCTTCCACAAATGCTGCTGGCGCTCACAGCCATACTTTCACGACCAATGCGGCTGGCGGCAGTGAAGTTCACAGCCACACCATCACTACGGATGGGTCGCACAACCACACGGTTTCGACGCTTCAGCCCTACCTAGCTTCGACCTTCATCATCAAGACCTAACATGCCACTCACCAAGCTCCAGTTTGCACCGGGGGTCATGCACGACGGGTCTCGGTACTCAACGTCCGGGGCTTGGTCTGACTCTGACAAGGTGCGCTTCCGCTCGAACTTCCCTGAGAAGATTGGAGGGTGGCAGCGCGCCACCTTGCAGGCGTTTATGGGCACGGCTCGCAACCTGTTCCCATTCTCTGATCTGACGGGCAGCTACTTCCTGGGGATCGGCACAAACCTCAAGTACTACATCGAGCGGGGCGGCTCTCTCTACGACATCACGCCGATCAGAGACACAATCACGCAGAGCAACCCATTCTCAACCACGAGTGGCTCAACGACGGTCGTTGTGACGATCCCTAATCATGGGGCGTTCCAGAATGATTTCGTGACTTTCTCTGGGGCGAGTGCTGTCGGCGGTCTTACCCTGAATGGTGAGTTTCAGATTACCGATGTGTTGACATCGGCCACATTCACCATCACTGCCGCATCTGCTGCTTCATCCACAGCGACTGGCGGCGGTTCTGTAACTGCCGTTTTCCAGCTTAATACAGGGCTAGACACAACTCTCTATGCGAACGGCTGGGGCGCTGGGACCTGGGGCGGCATTCTGCCCGGAACCAGTGTTACATTCACGGGCTCTATTAGCAGCACGACGCTAACCGTTTCTGCGATCTCGTCTGGAACTCTAGCCGCCGGTCAGTTGGTCACCGGGACTGGCGTATCGGCTAGCCCACCGGGCTCTCTTGCAACCTACATCACGGCACAGCTAACCGGGCCAACTGGCGGCGTTGGCACCTACACGGTCAGCGTGTCGCAGACTGTCTCGTCCACCACGATGTTTGCCTTCACGGGCACGGGCTGGGGCGCTGCTTCCAACACTCAGGTTGCAGGAACGCGACTGAGGCTATGGTCTGCGGATAACTTTGGGCAGAACCTTGTCATCAATCCGCGTGATGCGGCCATCTATTACTGGGCAAACTCTGGCGGGCTTGGCTCCAGAGCGGTGCTTCTGTCGTCCCTTGGCGGCGCGTCTGATGTCCCATCGGTTGCGCGACAGATCATCGTCTCCGATCTCGACCGCAAGGTGATCGCCTTTGGCTGCTCTGACATTGTGACCAATGTTCAGGATCGTCTTTTGATTCGTTGGTCTGATACGGAGAACCCTGCTGTCTGGACTCCACTGGAAACCAACTCTGCTGGCGGTATTCGCATTCCTACCGGCTCTGAGTTTGTGTCTGCCATCGAGACCAAGCAGGAGATTCTTGTTTGGACCGACGATGCGCTGCACTCCTTGCGCTACATCGGCGCTCCTTTTGAGTACTCAATTGCGCGTATTGCCCTGACTTCCCTTCTTGCTCCCCAGGCCGTTGTGTCCGCAAACGACGTGACGTTCTGGATGGGGCAGAATGGATTCTTCCAGTACGACGGTCGCGCGATTGGCCTGCCCTGCTCGGTCAAGGATTTTGTCTTCAACGACATCAACCTGAACCAAGCCGAGAAGATCACGGCTGGCAGCAACATGGCGTTCAATGAGGTGTGGTGGTTCTACCCATCTGCCAACTCAAGCGAGAACGACCGCTACGTTGTCTATAACTACAACGAGCGCGTTTGGAGTGTGGGTACAATTGTTCGCACGGCCTGGATTGATCGCAGCATTGAGGACTTTCCTCGTGCGGCATCTGTCGATGGCTACGTCTATTTCCATGAGATTGGGCAGGATGATGGCTCTACCAATCCGCCGTCTCCGATTCTCGCATACATTGAAAGCTCTCCCGTCGAGATTGGGCAGGGCGATCAGTTTGGCTTTGCGTGGCGCATGATCCCTGACCTGGACTTCAGGAACAGTTCTGCCCCTAATCCAACGGTGAACTTCATCCTGGAGACGCAAGACTTCTCTGGCTCCAACTTCAACCAGTTTGCCAACAACAACACGACCCTGACAGCAACGCTGCCTATCGCTCAGTTCACGGACCAGACCTACTTCCGTCTAAGGGGCCGCATGTTGACGCTGCGAGTGCAGAGTGAAGAGGTCGGCGTTGCTTGGCGCCTGGGCGTTCCGCGTGTCGATATCCGGACGGATGGCCGTCGATGATTGGCAGGACGCGCCTACCCACTCCCACGATTGATTATAACTACGAGTGGGGCAACCAGCTTACGCGGGCGATTGACCAGAACCTTGATCGCGCGTTTCTTGGATTCCCCAATTACGCAGAGGCGAGTGGGTTTTACGGGTCTTTCTTTGACACGACGACCCAGACCGCTGCTGCTGCCAATACAGCCTATGCCATGACTCTGAACACCACGTCAGAGTCAAACCAGATTTCTGTTATTAGCGGCAGTCGGATAACCTTCAAGAATCGCGGCACATACAATGTGCAGTTCTCGGCCCAGGTGGACCAGACATCGGGCTCCAACCATTCCGTTTTCATTTGGCTGAGAAAGAACGGAACTGACGTTCCAAACTCTACCAGCAAGGTCACCATACAAGGCCAGCAGAGCGAGCTTGTCCCTGCCTGGAACTTCGTCGTGACGGTGCTTGGCGGGGACTACGTTCAGATTATGTGGGCAGTATCCGACACTGCTGTTAGATTGATAGCAGAACCGGCCACTGCCTTTTGTCCTGCTATCCCTTCTGTGATAGCCACAGCGGTGTCGATCTGAGGATATAGCTCATGCGCGATGCAGCCCGTCACCTTGCCAGCTATGGCCGAAACGGCGACGACATGCTGGTGCATGTCAGCCGCAAGGAACTTCAGGGCATTCGGGCTCTGACGGGCCGGGACTTCACGCGCAATCCAGACACGGGCCTGCCGGAAGCCTTCAACTTTGCCAACCTTTTGCCCATCGCGGCGGGCATTGGCGCTAGCGTCCTGACGGGCGGCGCCGCTCTTCCTGCGGCGCTGGCCGCTGGCGCAACGAGTGCTGGTGTTTCTGCCGCTCAGGGCGCTTCTGCCCAGCAGGCTCTGACGCAGGGCCTTATCAGCGGCGCGACTTCCTATGCTGGTGGACAGCTTCTGTCTGGTGTGGGGGAGGCGGCTGGGGCCGCTGCCGCACCGGCCACTGGGTCCATTGCGCCCAATGCCATTGATGCGGCTGGGAGCTTGCAGGCTGCGGAAGCGATTGCGGCTGCGAATCCGGGTGCCGTCGCCGGTTCCTCCACGGTGCCGCTCACAACGCCTCCAAGTTTTATGGACACGATGAGTTCTCGTGCAGCGGACTTCGGCACGAGGCTATCCAATATCGCCAGCGATCCTGGGGCGGCTGTTTCTCAGATCGGCACCAACATCGCAAACAGGCCGTTTCCTGCCCTTATCGCGGCTGGTGGCACGCTCATGCAGGCCAACGACATGATGGGCGGTCAGCCTGCCATTCCTGGCGCCGCACCATACGACCCGAACCGCTACCCTGAGCAGTTCCCAACCAACCCCCGTCGCTTCACCCCACCGCCTGCTGGATATCGTCCTGGGGCAGGACCTGAGTTCAGGTACTTTGCCAAGGGCGGTCTTGCCTCCATGCGCCCCGAGGAAGGCTATACTGCCAACCTCATGAACGAGGCCAAGGCTGCGATCCTGGGCGAGCATCCTCGTCCGCGTGAGGCGCTTGAGCGGTTCCGGGAAAGCTTTGGTGATGACGCCCTGGCCCTACTGCGTGATCGCATGACGGGCGGTCGGGTCCGTGGGGCTGGTAGCGGCATGGACGATCTTGTCCCCGGCACCATCGAGGGCCGACAGAAGGTTCGCCTTGCTGACGGTGAGTTCGTGGTCCCGGCAGATGTCGTGTCTGGTTTGGGTGACGGCAGCACCGAGCATGGCGTGCGCCGCCTGCATGGTATGATGGACAAGGTTCGCCAGGAGCGTACCGGCAAGAAGGCCCAGCCCAAGTCCATCGGCGGGAAGATTAGTCTGTGAATGTGAGCCTCGTCCCAGAGAGCCACATTGATGGCGTCTGGGATTCTGTAAAAGAGTTTCTTATCCCTGCCGTTAAGGTGACCAACGGCAGGTATATGCTCTACGATGTGTATGTCGCCCTGAAGCGTGCCGACATGCAGCTTTGGATTGCCTTTGACGATGACCGTGAAATTAATGGCTGTGAAGTAACCTCGATTACGGATTATCCTTCACGGCGCGTTCTCACGTCCCTGTTCACTGGGGGCAGAAACATCCGCCTTTGGAAGGACCCCTTGATGGGGGTCTTGGTCCGTTGGGCGGAAGATAATGAATGCACGGCTATCGAGGGCTATGGTAGAAAAGGCTGGCTCAAGATGCTCGATTCTTACGGGGTAAAGCAGGCCCTTATCATGTTCGAGAAGGACATCTGACATGGGCGGCAGTCGCGGCGGCGGCCCCACGCAAAGCACCACCTACACCTCCAACCTTCCTGAGTATGCGCGTCCATACTTTGAGCGGATGATGAGTAGGGCTGAGGGTGAGAGCAATCAGCCCTATGTGAGCTATGGCGGTCAGCGCATTGCTGGCTTTACTCCGGACGTTCAGCAGGGCTTTGGCATCACCCGCGACATTGCTGCCCGTGGAACACCAGAGGCCGACGTGGCTGGTGGCATCCTGGGCGCGTCTGCAATGCGTGGTCTGGGCGCCAGCGACTACACGGCGGCCCCAATCCAGCAGCAGGCGTTTGGGCGAGAACAGGCCCAGCAGTACATGTCGCCCTACATGGATGAGGTTCTTGCTCGTCAGAAGTCTGCGGCAATCCGGGACTTTGATGAGGGCCGTCCGTCGCGCGAGACCCAGGCGATCAAGGCTGGCGCCTTTGGCGGATATCGTTCTGCCATCCAGGAAGGCGTTGCCCAGCGTGGCCTTGGCGAGCGTCTGTCCGACATTGAGGCGGCTGGCCGACAGAAGGCGTTCGAGAACGCACAGACGCAGTTCGAGCGTGATCGCGCCGCATCTATGCAGGCCCAGGGGACGACCGAAGCACAGCGTCTTGCTGCCGCTCAGTACGGATTGTCTGGGGCAGGACTTGGCTTGCAGGCTGGTCAGCAGTTTGGCCAGCTTGGCGCGCTGCGTCAGGGCCTTACGATGCAGCAGGCTCAGGAGCTTCAGAAGCAGGGCGGCGTTCAGCAGCAGCAGGAGCAGCGCGAGCTTGATCTTGCGTATCAGGACTTCCTGAACCAGCGCGACTTCGACAAGCAGCAGATCAACTTCATGTCGAGCATCCTGCGTGGCATTCCCGTGCAGCCTCAACAGGTTGTTAACCAGTACGCCAATCCCAATCCGCTGGCTCAGTTCGGCGGTCTGGGGATCGCTGGCCTTGGTCTGTTGCGTTCCTAGGGGGTCTAGATGAATCTGCTCAAAGTCCAGGACGCCCTCAAAAACGCTTCCGACCAGCAGCTTATGGCGCTGATGCAGGCTCCGGATAGCACGGCTCCGTCTTATCTGGTGCTGTCTGAAATCCGCCGCCGCAAGGACATGCGAGCCAAGCAGGCTCCCGAAGGCCAATCCAATCGCACTGTGGCAGAAGACCTTACTGCCCCACAGGAGCCTGTCGGAATCCAGGGCCTACAGGGCCAGGACTCGATGGACCCGGACGGCGTTGATGTTGCCGATGGCGGCGTGCCGGGCATGGCCGCTGGTGGGCTGGCGTCTCTACGTCGCTACCGAGAGGGTGGCGTTGTACGGATGCAGGCTGGCGGGGGCATCGAGACGATGTCTGCCGATCAGCTTCGTCAGCTTCTCGGCCAGATGAGCGACCCTCGTTTTAGGCCGTCTGGGGTTACTGCCACCCCGGACCAGATTCGCAGCCGCCTCGCAGACCTAGAGCAGCGCCAGGAGGATGTGTTCCTTCAGGCACCGAGGTCTCGTCTGCGGCAAGACCTTGGTACAATCGGCCAAGCCGTTCATGGCGCCGTTGGGTCTGGCGGTGAACTCATCTCGGGTGCTGGTCGGCTGGCTGCTGATGTCGGTCGCGCTGCAACCGAGTACGCTCTTGCCCCCGTTGAGCCGCGTTCTCCATTTCCGGAGGGAAGGTTCCCGGAGTCGGAGCCGGTTCGCGGTCAGTTTCTCGCAGAAGAGAGAATCCCAGACCGCGATGAAGTACGCGGTCCTGACCTTGCCTCTCTGGCTGCCGCCCCAAGGCCGGGGTCTCAGGGACAGACTCGGCCCGGCGGAACCACGGCCCAGCCCACCACGACGCAGGGCGGTCAAGGTACGCCGGGCGGCGGCACGCCGGGCATTGAGGGTCTGAGGAATGCCCCTGCTGCCCTGCCTGAAGGCGGTCAGTTGCCGACGATGGCCGAGCTTATGCGCCAGAATGCGGCCCTCTTCCCTGACGGGATGGGCAGCATTCGAGAACGCATGCGTGAGGAGCGCGTTGATCCTGCTGCCCGTCGCAGCGAGGCGGTCAACATGGCTCTGATTGAGGCTGGCCTCCGTATCGCTGGCTCTCGCAACCCCAGTCTGATTGGCGCGATTGGTGAAGGCGCTCTGCCTGCCGTCCAGTCCTACGGTCAGCAGCTTGGTCAGATTCGTGCCGAGCAGCGGCAGGCTCGTCAGGACGATCTCGAACTGGCCAAGCAGGAGACTAACCGCCAGTTTGCGATTGGGCAGATCAGTGCTGCCGAATACCGCAGCCGGATGGACAACATCAACGCGAACATCCGGGTCAACGCTCAGGAGCGTGGCGCTAACGCAAGGCTTGCTGCATCTGAGGCGGCTGCCACACGTCGCGCTGCCGATGCTGCTGCCGCCGCCGAGGCGGCTGATCTTCGTCGCGGCTACGTTTCTCCGGAACGCTGGGCTCGCATGGGTACGGAGGAGCGCGCCGCTGTTGAGCGCAACCGCACCCTTGGCCGTCCGCTCGACACGTCTGGCGCGTCTTCCGCACTGAACGCGACGCTTCAGGACATCAACAGGATTGCGACGCAGATCGACACTCTTGGTCCGCGTCCGACCAGAAACTTTGCTGAGTGGGATCGCAACAACGCATCTCTTCAGCAGCGCCTTCGTGATGCCGAAGCGCGCCGTCGTCAGCTTGAGGACATTGTTGTCTATGGTCGCCCTCGTGAGGGGGCTGGCGGATCAGCGTCTGGAACTACTAATCTTCCGTCCGGAGCGCGCATTGAGAACGGTAGGTACGTACCGGCTGGGAGCTAACTGATGCGGACCATTGATGTCCCCGGCGTCGGGCCGATTCAATTCCCCGACACGATGTCTGATACCCAAATTATCCAGGCAATCGAGCGGGACATCCTTCCTGGCGTTAGGGGCAGAACTCAAGTTGCCCCCACCATGCCGCTTGATGGCGCTCCTGTCGGCCAGGGTTCCACGATGGAGCCGGTCCCTGAGCGTGGGCTCTTCGGCACTATCGGCGCTCGTGCCGCTGATGTGGGCGGCTCTCTCGTTTCCGGCGCTGGTAGCGTTGCCACTGGCATTGGCGGTCTAGGCGGCGTCCTTGGCCTCACTGGCTACGACAACGTTCTAACCCGGCTTGGCCGTCGCGGCGCTGAGTTCGGGGCAGAACTCATGTCGCCCGAGCTTCGTAATCAGCGTCGTGCCCTGGCTGACGCCATGAAGGAAGCTGAGGAGCGGGGCCTTGCTGCTGAAGCCGGTGCTGCCCTCAGCACGCTGGCGAGCAATCCTAGCCTGCTCTTCTCTATGGCGGTCGAGCAAATCCCTGCCTTCGTGCTGAGTGGTGGCGTTGGCCGTGCCGCGACTGCCGTTGGTCAGATTGGCGCTCGTGGCGCCGCTCGTGCTGGTACTGCTGCCGTTGATCGTGCCGGTCAGGTCGGCGCTATCGGCACTGCGGCCAGCCTTCAGACGGGCGGCATCGCAGACCAGACCTATCGGGAGGTGATGGACCTCCCCGAAGAGACCATCGCCCGCAGCCCCAACTACCAGCAGCTTCTTCGGAGCATGTCGCCTGCCGAGGCGCGTGACGCGATTGCCAATCGTGCCGCCCGTGAAGCTGCTGCCTTGGGTGGTGGTATCTCCGTTGCCGCCATGACTGCACTACCGAGTGCCGAGAAGGCGCTCTTCACTCGTGGCGTCTCTCAGAGTGCCGTGCGTCGTGCGCTTGGCGTCGGCGGCGCTGAGGCTGTCTCTGAAGGTGTCGAGGAGGGCGGCGGTCAGTTCGCTCAGAACCTTGCTGTCCAGAGGCAGGCTGATGCAGAGCGTGATCTTCTTCGTGGTGTCGGTGGTGCTGCTGCTACTGGCGCTGTGCTTGGCGGCGTCATGGGCGCTGGTGCTGGCGCTCTTCAGCGTGCGCCTCTGCCTCCCTCGACGGAGCCGGGCGCTGGCAACCTGACGCCGGAACTTCAGCAGGCGATCAACGAGTACGTCGCTAACCGCGAGCCTATGACTGAGGGGCAGAATCTTCTGCCTCGTGAGCGTCCCGTCGTTGATACGCCGGTCGGCAACCTCACTGTGTCTCAGGCCATCCGCTACTTTGAGCGTCGGTTCCCTGAGCTTGCCACCCTGGACGATGTTCAGGAGAAGATTCGTGTAGGTCAGACGCTTCTCGCCCAGGAGCAGGAAGGTCGCGCTGCTGGTCGGCAGGGTGTGGAAGAGGGCCGCTACCGCAGGGAGATTGCTACCAGCCCTGAGACAGAAGAAGCCTTTCGTCTTGCTGAGATTCAGAGACAGGCTGGTCGCCGTGCGGAAGATGTCATTAGTCGCGTCCCCCTTGAGAGGGAAACTCCATACGCTGCCGGGCGTCGTGCTGAGGCAGAAGAGGCATTTCGCGCCGCTGACATTCAGAGGCAGACCGGGCGCCGTGCCGAAGAAGTCACTGGCCGCGTTCCCCTTGAGAGGGAGACTCCGTATGCCGGTGGTCGTCGCGCTGAGGCTGAACAAGCATTCTCTGATGTAGAGCGTCAGCAGAAGCTTGGCTCTGTTCCCAGCGTCAATGTTCTTCGGCGCGATCTTCAAAAGGAAGAGCGCGAGATTCGAGAGCTTACGAAGGCTCGCGATAAGGCTCAGGTTCGCCTTCGTCAGATCGAGCGTGCGCCTGTTGTTAATGCCGTTGCCCGTGAGGGCGTTCAGGCTGAGATCGACCAGCTTACCCAGCTTATCGCCGGGCGTGAGCAGATTCGTCGTGACATTGAGGCCCGCATCCCCGAGGTCGAGCGTCAGGTAACGGCACGGGAAAACCTCCAGGCTGATGCCCAGGGTGCGTTTGATATCGCCCAGGCTGACCGTGAAAGACTTGCGCGGCAGAGGCAGGCTCCCGGCATTGAGATTCCTTCCGGCTCTGGCGTTCCCGACACAATCCCTCAGCAGACGGACGACACTCGCGCTGGCGCTCCACAGATCACCGGCCAGCGTTACCTCCTGAACCCCGTCTATAACGAGCGTGGTGAGCTTGAGGGCGGTGAACAGGTTCTCGATATTCTGCCGTCCGATAACTTCGGGAATGTCCTGGCGATTGTTGAGCGCCAGAGAGGCAACATCACCGAGCAAGTCCCCGTCGAGACGACGATGGACGAGCTTGTTCAGATGCCTGTGCGCGATACCGCACGCATGACGCAGGAAGCCACCGCTGCTGCGGTTGGCCCGGAACAGGTTGCCGGTCGTCGTGGTCGTGGGGTTGATCCTCTGGGGCAGGACCTTCAGCCCCGCCGTATGGCGAACCGCCAGGGTCCGGAGGCTTCTGCCCGTGTGACAGGGGAGGCTCAGGCCGCTCCTGAAGCTGAGGTCAGCGAGGCTGATTCTCGCGCGACCAAGCGCATCGAAGCCCAGAACAGGATCAACAAGCTCTACCTAGACAAGCTCAAGGGCATGGGTGCCCAGGGCCGTCTGCTTCGTAACGCGCTGGTGCAGGCCCTGAAGGACCGCACCATGTCGGCGGGTGAAGTGTACACGGCGTTTGTCTCGGCGGATAAGTTTGCTTCTCTCCTTCCTGCCGGTGCGAACCATCGCATCGAGTTCGTGAAGGAGATTCTGCCCACAGCCGAACTTGCTGAGGCGATCCGCCGCAGCGGTGGTGATCCCACCAAGCCGTTGCAGGGTCTTCGTCAGCGTCCTTCCCCCGAAGGTTTGCCGGGTCTCATCAGGATATCTCTGGCTCCAGAGATGTTGCCGATGCTTGGCGAGACGGTGGCACACGAAGCCTTCCACGTCCTTCAGGACTACTACGGCAAGTTCGACGCCCAGTTCAAAAAGCTGATGGACCAAGGCTTCCGCGATGGCATGTCCATCTCGGACCTTGAGCCGACGATCCGTCGCAAGCTGCAACAGATCGCTTATCCTGGGGCGCGCGACGACAAGGGCAGGCAGAGGAGCTATTGGGATTATCTGACGGCCACTGTCCCCGGCACCCTGACTGCCAGGGAGGCACAGGCTTACGCCTTCGGCGCCCTTGCCGACGCGGCCCGTCGCGGCGCTCCCATGTCTGGGCTGAAGCCTGCCTTTGCTCGCTTCGTTAATGTCATCAAGAACTTCTTCTCGAAGTTTGGCAGCCAGCTTCGTGGCGATGGATTCCAGACGGTTGAGGAAGTGCTGGGCCGCGTGTCTCGTGGCGATGCTCGTCGCTTTGATGCGATGGCTTCCCCCACTGCTCGTGACATCGCCACGTCTGGGCCTGAGCTTTCCGCCCGCTCTGAAGGCGGGATGACCGAAGAGCAGTTCGAGGCTTCCGCTCGCGCGACCAACACGTCCGTTCCTGAGTTCAAGAACTGGTGGAATGGCGGGTGGCGCGGGGAGGGTGTTCGGGTTGGGCCTAGCACCGCCGCAAATCCTGACGGCTCGCCTGTGAACTTCTATCACGGCACTCAGAGAGGCTTCACTAGGTTTGGTGAAGCTCGCAGCGGCGCCTATGGTCTCAATGAAGGCCCGTTCTTCTTCTCGCCTGATCCCGACTTTGCTGGCGACTATGCCATCTCAGAGATGTTTGCTGGCGGCGACAATCGGCGCGCCACAGATGGTCAGCGCATGCTGCCCGTGTATCTGTCTGTTCAGAATACCTTCAACGCGACAGACCCCCGTCTTCGTCAGGATTTGCTGGACTACGTTGATACCGGCCTGGACGATGGCACGATTGACTGGCGTGATATCGTTGGGAACAGGACTCGCGCCAGCTATCAGGATCAAATCGACCGGGGCGAACTCACTGAGTACAAGGCCGCTGGTCGTGCATTCAGGATGTTCAAGCTTTTCCTTGAGAAGGACACGGATAACTGGCCAGCTTTGGAGACCAAGGCTGCCCAGAAGTACATCCGCGACAACGACTTCGACAGCTTCTATGTGAGGGAACTGGGCACCGAGAACATCGCTGTCTATGACCCACGGCAGATCAAGTCGATCTTCAACAAGTTCGAGACTGGGGCAGCAACCGAGCCTGAGTTCTCGGCGCGCTCTCCCCTTGCGGCTGATCCTGCCTTTGCTGTCATGCGAGACAAGCTGACTGGCAAGGAGATGGACAAGCCCAACGTCTTTGCTGACGGGCTTCGTAGGTTTGTTGGAGCCCTGCCGGGCGAGAAGCTTTCTTCTGCCCTCGTGCGGACCTCCGTCAATCGCGCTGGTGCAGGGTGGATGATTGACACCCTGTCTAAGCAAAAGGGCATGACCGTCAGGAATGTCGGTCAGGCTATGGAGATCGCGCTCAACAACAGCGGTCGCGTTCAGATGTACCTGAACCACGGCCCACTGGCCTACGATCCGAAGACTGGCGACGTGACTGTGCGCGATGACGTGCCGGGCCTCATCGACGCCATCAAGGGTAAGCTCAACGTTGCAGACAAGAGGGAGGCGCAAGCCTATCTCGTCGCTCTTCGTGAGCGTGATCTTCGTAAGGCAGGGAAGAAGGGCTTCTTCAACCTGACGGACAAGGAGATGAACTCCATCATCTCCAAGGCTGAGGCGGCGCATCCTGAGTGGAAGCAGATGGCTGCTGACATTCAGCGCATCAACAAGGCGCTGCTCGACTTTGCCGTAGCCACTGGAACTCTTGATCGTGCCAAGGCTGATCAGCTTGGCAGCATGTTCTACACGCCGTTCTACCGGCAGGCCGACGAAGATGTGAAGGACGATTCAGACGCGGTGGTTGGGCCTCGTCTGTCTCAGAGCCTCACTCGCGTTAAGAGCGCCTTCGATGTCAGCGTGAAGGGCGGTGAGAATCCGCTTGGCGATCTGTTCGAGAACATGATCCGCAATGCCGACGTGATCATGAAGGCTGGCATGAAGAACGTCGCCATGAGCAAGGCGGCTGAGGCATTGCAGGATGTTGGCCTTGGTCGCCCCGTGAAGACGCGCGAGACGGGCAAGACGATCACCTACCGTGTTAATGGGCAGGATAAGCACTTCGAGGTTGATGACCCTGCCTTCTACATCGCTCTTGCTGGTGCGCCGCGTGAGTTCACGAACGGCATCTATCAGACGATGGCGACGATGGCGGGCTTCTTCCGCGACATGGTGACGCTGGCGCCGAGCTTCATGCTGGCGAACCTGTGGCGTGGTAAAATCATGGCGTATGTGCAGGAGGGAACTCCCCTCTATGCAAATACGTTCGATGGTCTGAAGCAGGCCCTTCAGTCTAGCGCATCCTACAAGGCTATCGCCGCACAGACTGGCTTCGGCGGCTACACCTACGGCATGGGCGAGCGTGATGCTGCTGCCGCCTTCGAGCGTGAGATTGCCGGGCTTGGCTACGGCCCTGGCGGTCTGATGCGTCGTACCTTCGATGCGCTTCAGAAGGCGAGTGAGGCCACGGAAATGGCCGAGCGCATCAAGATTTATGAGCGCATGAAAGCCCAGGGGATGAGCGACAAGGACGCTGCATTCCAGGCTTATCTCCTTGCCCCGTTCTCTCGCAGGGGCATGGGCGGCGGCTGGATCGGCTCTACCGTCAACTGGCTCGTGCCTCTTGTGCCGTTCTTGAACGCCAAGATTCAGGGCATGTATCGCCTCATCGAAAACGAGAAGGGCGACACGCAGAAGATTTGGACGCTTGGTCTTCCCAAGCAGATGCTGCTGCGTGGCCTTGTGGTCATGGGCCTGTCGCTGGCACTTTTTGCCAAGAACATAGGGGATGAGCCCGAGCGTTGGGACAACGAGAACCCTGATCTCAAGTTCCGATACGACATCATCTATCTGCCAAACGACAACAGGATTCTCCTGCCCCGAGCGTTCGAGGTGGGCTCCGTCTTTGGTGCGCTGCCCGTCTTTATCCTCGACGCCATCCGTCGCAATGACAGCAGGGACTTGAGCAAGGCGCTGGCCGATCTCGGCACCTCGACCTTCTTCTTCAATCCGATCCCCCAAGCTGCTGTGCCTATGCTGGGTGCCTTCACGAACTACGACTTCTTCCGTAGTCGCTCGCTTGAGACGGCTGGTGATGCGAGCAAGCTCCCGCAAGAGCGCGTCAACCGCAGCACGAGCGCCGTTGCCAAGGCTATTGGTGAGACGTTCGGCGTCAGCCCGATCCGGGTTCAGTATGTGCTGGAGGGATACTCGGGCACGATTGGCTCGTCTGTTTTGGCTGGCTTCGACAGCATCCTTGCTTCCTTCGGGATGATCCCCGGCAAGCCTGCTGGCGCCTTTGGTGATCCGATGAGCATGCCCGCCATCGCGGCTGGTCTGACTGGCGTGAGCCGCTTCTATCGGAGCGACGACCAGAGCGCGACCCGCTTCATTGGCGACTTCTACAAGATCAAGGAGATGACCGATCAGCTTGTGCGGTCTCAGAACATGGCTATGGAGACACGCGATCTTGATCGGTTGGCAGAACTCCGTGGTGATGCGGGCCTGCCTCTGCGTCTGAGGCCGATGGTCAATCAAGCCTCGACGCAGATCACTGAAATCAACAAGCGCATTGCCAGGATTGAACGCAGCGACCTAACCTCTGTGGAGAAGACTGAAGCCCTTCGTCCTCTGAGGGAGCAGCGTGATCGTGTGGCAAGGCGCGTTGTTGAGAGGGCAAGGGATATCGGAGCCTACTAGGAAGTAGGCTCCTTGTTGGCGATCTCCTCCATAATGGAGGCATAGCCAGCGATATCAACGTGGCTGTCTTGGTGGCCCGGCGAGTGCATCAGCCGGGCTACCTTCACCAGCAGCATCATCATGGCCGCGTCGTAGGCGTTGATCTCGGGACTGTCGTAGTTGGGGTTCTTGCGGCTCTCCACCATCCAGTAGGTCCAGAGGGCAGCAATTCTCTTGTGGTTCTCCGTCTTGTCGCCGTAGTCCTCGGCGCGCTGACCGCCAACGAGTTCGGCTGCGTGAAGCAGCATATCAGAAGCTTTCATTCTCAAACCTCTCCTTGAGTTCCTTGAAGCGTTCACGGGCCTGTCTGTTATCTTTGAGTTCTGCCCTACTCTCCACCTCACAGAATGCTTTGAGCCCTTCGGTGCATTCCTGCTCTGAGGTGCCGAAGGCATAGCCGTTGTCCATCATCCACTTCTGGAACTTGATGTTGCGGCAGAGCATGCCTGCGGACTGAACGGCGCGCTCGCCGTCTTCCATGTCCTTGCCTTTGACGGGCCGGTCATGGTCATCGACGGGCAGCATTCCGACCATGTATCGCGTGCCGGGCCGGGCGGCGAGAAGATCGACCGGCACTTCATCCGGGTGGATGGTCAGGGTCATGTATGTCCCTTTTCCATCCTGCCGCATGGATGTCTTGATCGCCTCGAACTTCAGCCAAGGCTGTTTGGGTTCTGCCATTCTAGACCTTTCGTTCGCTTTTCATGGCGCTCTCGGACGTGATGCCTCTCTCAACTCCGATGGTACTCTCAAGGCACTTGGATCACTTCCTCAAATTGGAGCTCTCTGCATCAGTGGTTCACTTGTCGATTATGGAACTCTCGTCTGCGATGGTTCACTCGTGATCGCTGGAACTCTCGGCCTCAATGGCTCACTCATTGTCTATGGAACTCTCCACTGTGATGGTTCACTCTCAGGGTGCGGAACTCTCTACCCGGATGGTTCACTCAGGGGCCTAGGCGCTCTCGCTAGACTTGGTTCACTCCTTCGTAATGGAACTCTCCGAACCAGTGGTTCACTCACTTACGATGGAACTCTTGACGACGATGGTTCACTCCGGCGGGATGGTACTCTTACGCCTAATGGATCACTCCAGTCTTCTGGAACTCTACCTTGGTAGTGGTTCGATCTTAGACCGTGGAACTCTCTGGTCTCATGTCTCACTCAGGAACGTTGGCGCTCTCTGTCAGTGCGGTTCACTCTCGAACGATGGAACTCTCCCTATGGTTGGTTCACTCCCTCCTTTTGGCGCTCTCTGGTCAATTGATTCACTCCCGAAAACTGGAACTCTCGTAAGTCATGGTTCGATCCGTGCTATGGCGCTGTCGCATTCCAAGTCTCGTTCGGGCCATATGGAACTCTCCTACGGTTTGACTCGCTCGATTACCATGAAGCTATCTTAGGCACTGGCTCACTCTGCTACGGTGGCACACTTATGTAGCGTGGTTCACTCCGACGACGCGGCACTCTCGCTTTCAATGGTTCACTCTCCACACTAGGCACTCTCATGCTCAGTGGTTCACTCGCAGTGGTTGAGACTCTTTCGTACCTTGGTTCACTTTTCGTCTGTGGAACTCTCAGCCATGATGGTTCACTCACGCGAGATGGCGCTCTCTCATATGTTGGTTCGTTCGTCGCTTGTGGAACTCTCGCGCCGCCTAGACTCACTCACTCGTCCTGGGACTTTCTTTTTCGTCTGGTTCGCTTTCCGTTTCTGGTACTCTCCTGAAAGTTGACTTAGCTCATCGGCCAGTTAGGCGGCGCGATGTAGTGGGCATGGCCCATGTGGGTCAGCACATACGGCTTGGGCGGCTTCTCGCCCGTCTGCACTTCCCACCAGACATGGTGAAGGTGCGAGAGGAACAGCTTCACCGCGTACCGCTTGGCTCGCGCATGAATGTGGGCAGGGGGCAGCATCTGCTGCTCGTAGAACTTCTTGGCCTGGGTATCAGCGCCAAACCGCTTCTTGCCCAGGATGGCGATGGCCTGCTCCGAGAACTCAAGCTTCTCGTTGCGAGCGGCCTCGATCTCCTTCCGCTCCTTGTAGACCTTGCCGTAGATGTCCTTCTCGTTTCCAGACACCTTCACGAAGCTCTCGCCAATCTTCCAGCACAGCGTCTTGAGGCGAGCGTTCCAAGGACGCTTCTGCCCCTTCTCCCAGGTCTGGGTCGGATCAAGACCGGCATAGCGCCAGATGTGGCCCACGGTCGGAGCCTTGGTGATGTCGATGTGAGCCAGCAGACCAGCCGAGATGACGGGGCCAATGCCGACGATGGAGCGCGCCCAGGAGCCAACCTGATTGGAGCCGCTATACGCATCCAGCGCACGGGCCACTTGCTTCTCAAGAACCTCACGCTGATCCATCAGCCACGTCATCACATCGGCGGGCTCCCCGGATTCAGTCAGACTGCGATGCTGGTGGGCGGCGCGAATGCGGTCCTCCTGCATGGCGTAATAGGCGTCCACAAGGAAGCGCGCCTCGTCGCTCGACAGTGTGCGGGCGGCGCTCTTCAGGTCTTTGGTCAGCCGGATGACCGGCATCAGGTCTATGTCACTCATTTGTTCTCTCCGTGGTTCTTGGTATGGGGGCTTTCGCCCCCACCCATTAGCCCACCCGCCAGACGCGGATGTGCGTGTCGCTCTCCTGGGCCGCACGGAACGAGCCGTCGATCCCACAGTTGCGGATGAAGTTACGCATAGACGGCAGCTTGTACTCAACGCGGAAGCTGTCACCCACATTCATGGCATTCATGGTGGCGATCATGGCTTCACGCTTCTTCGACTTGCGGCCCATGTAGTTACGCGGAACAGGGACGCCTTTCTCAATCTCGAACATCAACAATCTCCGTAATTACTGCATAGACCTTGGCGTCGCCGCGTTCGGTCCAAACCGCTCCATGCAGACCAACTTCGTCCCCGACCTTCCAATTCTGCCCATCAGCACGGGGCAGAACGTCAACTTCACGCATGATCTGTCCCGCATAGTGCGGGTTCATTGCTTTGACCCGTGTCGCTTGCACCACTCCACCGGGTCCACACCCTTCAGGTCCCACCATGTCTTCTCATCCCCATAAGCATGCAGTTCTGTGTGATGGTCGGCGCACAAAGGAACGGCCCAATCATCACCACTCTTTCTGCCCATAGCCGAAGGCTCGGCAAACATTAGGTGGTGTGCCTGTGCCCATCTTTCGCAAATCAGACAGCCTTGCGTCCTGACCCACGTCAGATGCTTTGTGTTCTTAACCCTCATTCAGCGTCTCGATAGGCTTGAGTGCATCCCTGGGGACGAAGTAGGCGGGCGGTCTGTTGTTCTTCGGATCAGTCAGCCACTTCTTTTCCTGGCCATCGTATCCCCACATCCAGCCAACGATCTCCAGTTCAGGCGCATCACCAGTCACAAGGACGTATCTGTGAAAGGGCGGGTCATCATCGGTCATGATGAGCCTGCCGTTCTTGTGTCTGGTGGTGCGAACCTGAACGTCGGGTTCGATGTCGGGGCCTTTGAATGTGTTGAGGATGAACCCCGGATAGACGTTCAGGATTCTCGCAACAGCAAGCTCTCCAAAGGCCCCGAGAGTATGGAAGTCCAGGGAATACTCAGCCGCCAGCCCGCGAGTCGTCCTGCGGTTCTGGCCGTTCTCGTGCCTCTTCAGGCCGATTGTTTGGCCTATCGCAATCTCTAACTCGTCCAGGCGGATGAGCATGACCTACCTCAGAAGGGGATGTCGTCGTCAAAGACGTTCTTCTGGGCGGGCTTGGCGGGCTGCTTGTTCTCGGAAAGCTGGACCGAATAGAACTTGCCGCTCTTGCCTTCCTTGACCCAGGCAGCCATCCGCAGCTTCAGCGGCTCGTTCTTCTTGGCCAGTTCGACCAGAACCTTCAGCGTCTCCATGTTGATCTCAACGTCGCCGCTGAGGTCAGGAGCCTTCTCGTTGGTCTTATTGCGGTTGATGAAGAGCGCGCCGCCGTAATACTTCTTAGTTTCCATCGTTGGATTCCTTCTGGAGTTCTTCCTTCCGCTTGGTGAAAGCGGCGGTGACGCGCTTCAGCGCATCGGGGTTGTGTTCCTTGAGGAGGTTGCGTGCCTTGTAGTTCTCGGACCAGAAGAGCTTCAGGTCTTCGAGGCTGGCACAGATCGGGACAAACTCCAGAAAGACCTTCTCGGCCTGCTCCGTGTTGACCTCGGGGGCAGCATCCTTCTTGGGGCTGTCCGTGCCGATCCCGATGATATCAGCCGGGTTGGTCTCGTCAGCATCGCTGTCCTTCTCGCCAGTGGCGACGGAGAACAACTGACGCATGAACACCTTGTCCAAGTAGGACATGGCAGAGCCAACGGTCTGAGCGCCCTGGATCGGATGGATGATCGTGAGGGTGCTGAACTTCGGAATGTAGTCGCCCTTCTCGTGCATCAGCGCCACGTCGTAGGTGGCCTTGATGACGCCAGTCTTCCCCACGTCAGCCATCACCTCGAAGGCAGTCTCAGAGGCGATCCAAGACAGGCCGTTCTTGGCTGCGGTCGTGGCAACCTTCTCATAGTAGGTGTCGATGGACACGTACTTGTACCGCCCGTGCGGGTTCATGGCAGACTTGCCCAGGCTGCCGACCTGTTCGCGTGTGGCGATGATCGCCTTGATCGTCTCAGGTTTCATTCGTCTCTCCTTCAGTGCGCCTAACCTATCAGCTTTCGATGAGTGCCGCAAGCCTAGGAGGCGTCCATCCTTCAGGCTTCAAGATTTTTCCATCGGCGCGCTTTTTCACAAAGCCGGTCTCAGGATCAACCTTTGCCATATTAGACCGGATCACTTCTCTCCATCCAGCCTCAAGCGGAAGACCGGCAGAGTGTCCTGCCCCAATGCACACGACGATGATGTCGAGAAGTGCGTCAAAAATCTCTGCCTTGTTTCTCTCTGCGACAGCCTCGAAGAGTTCCGTCATCTCTTCCATGATGAGACCGACATAGAGCGCGGTCTGCTCTTCGTTCATCCTGCCGACCGTCTGGCCGCAGGCCAGCATGAACTTGGCCTGTTCTTCAAACACGTTCATTAGGAAGTAAGCTCCTTCACCGTCCACATAATGCTCTCTTCAAGGGCAGTGATGCCAAGGGAGCGATAGCGCCCAGGCTTCACCTGTTCGATCAAAGCCTCAAGCTCGGAAGCCTTCGACTTGATGGCATCGTGCAAAGCCTTTTCGCTGTCGGTAAGCGCCCGGTAACGGGGCCTAAAGCGGCTCACAGGCTCACTCACGTCGCTCGACTGCCGCCCATCGGGGGCGCCATCAAAGACATGGCTCATAGTCAAACTCCCTTCTTCCTCGTCAGCTTGCCCAGCATGATCTCCCCACCGGGCGACAGGGGAACCTTCTCCACCGACAGCACATGGTCTGGCAGGAGGTCGTCAATGTTCTGCAACTCATGAACGGGGAGGGTGAAGGACCACCGATCCCCGATCCTCGTGGCGAACTTCTTGAAGTCCGTCTCGCTGAAGTCAGCCAAGCAGTTGGCCGTCTCGTGTTCGCTCATCCTTCTTCCTTTCTCGTCGGGGCAGGAGTTTCCACCGCCCTCATCGCCTTCATCACAGACCTGTAGTCGGCCATTGCCCTCTCTGCCGCAGCCTCAAGCTGCACTCGTGCTGCCTCAAAGCCAGCGCGCCAGCCCTCAGCAAAGTCGGTAGTGATGCGCTCGTTCTTCATCGGCACTCCCCAGGGTTTCGCACAGGGCCTGTCGCACTTGGCATTGTCGCCATGCGGATCGCACTCGCAGTGATAGACGCCATCAGTCATCGTCCCCCTCCACCACCTGCCTTGCGGTCACGAGGTGGTCGATCATCTCATCAATCAGCCTTGAGGCGTATGTCGCGCCCTTCACCTCAGCCTCGTCGGCCAGCGTCTTCAACGCGCCCATCGCCTCATCGAACAGGCGGAAGAGCCGGTCATAGTCACTCATTTCCTTTCTCCCTAAGCGCATCTAGCGCCGTCTGAATTGCCATCTCGTGCCGATCCCCATCGGGGCTGACGATGGTGTCGTAGTCTGCTGAGTGAGCGATCTTCTCCAGTGCTGCCCGGAGACGAGCAACTTCCTTCTCTGCCTCAGCGACGGCCTTCAGTTGGAAGACGCCCTTCGACACCTCGACAAGGATGTTCTCCTTGATCGTTGGGGCAGAACCCCGAGTGACGTGGGCGCTGCGTTCGGCGGCGGCGTTGTTCTGCTCACTCACCCTTCACCTCCCTCAGTTCTGCCTTCAGCTTCCAAATGTCATCCATATCCCGGAAATATCTGCGGCGTTCGGATCGGTGGACCTCACCGTTGATGACGTACTCCGAAGCCACAAATGCCTCAGCATCCTCAAGCACGCTCTCAACCAACTCGCGGCTGACAGTCACCTTGCCATCCTGCTGTCGGAGAGCGGCAGCATGTTCCATGTTCGTGGCTGTCAGGTGCTGGACTTTCTCGATCCAGGGCAGGATGTCAGTTTGCGCCGTGCTGAGGTCACGAGCGAGACGAGCGCACACCTGACGCAGCAGCTTGATCTCATTGGCGGCTTCATCAAGCGTGCGACCGCACTCCGGGCGCATCTCTTCTCGCCATCCTTCGGCCTCTGCCAAGAGCCGATCTACGATATCATCAGCCATCGCTACTGCCCCTCAGTCCCAGGCCAAGCGCCGCCGACATGAAGCAGCGCCAGCTTCGTCTTCTCGATCCACCAGAGAATGTCACCGCCGTCTGGTTCGCTGCTGGCGAAATACGGAGACTCGTCTTGGTTCATGCCGATGACGATGCACATCTTGAGATCGGCCTTCATGGCCTGCTCAAGGATGCGCCCCACCGGGACGGGAAGGGTGGAGATCACGGGCAGGATGACCACGTTGTCGTCAGACATAGCCGGTCCTCTTCAGAGCCCTGATGGCGTCCATCATCTCTTGATCGCGGTTCATGATCTCGGTGAACGTGAGACCGTCTTCATTCACGGGCCTGTCTGCAATGACTTCCCATGCTTCATCGAGCGCAAGGATGCGTGCGTTCAGGATCATCTTACTGATGGCGGTCGCCTGCTCGGCGTTCACCACCATGCCGGTGGCCGCGTAAATCTCGTCGGCCCATTCTTCTGCGTTCATGCCTAAACTCCCGAAGACGTGACGTTGACGTGAGACTTACGAGGACATGCCGGGTTCTCGCATTCCTTGTTCGCGCCCGGCGGGCAGATGCAACCAACGGGCTGCATCACGCCATGAAAGAACGGCATCTGCGGCGTCAGCATCTGCGGCACCAGCGGAAACTGGTGATTCTGAGCCGCATACTTCCACGTCGCGCTTGCGACGCCCTGATGGTAGGCTTGCCGCACATCCTCAGCAGAAATGCCCCTCAGAAGGCAGGGCTGACGAGAGCAAGTCTGTCCGCTGTAAAGTCCGCAAGAGCAGACCGGCTTCTCATCAAGGCCCGTCACTGCCGCACCGCCAGGGCGCAAGCCACGCTGTCAGGATTGACGCACGCGGCATGCCGCAGTGATGCTTTGTGGTTGCTGTCGTTCCAGATCAAAACCCCGGAGCCAACAACAAAGACTCCCACCAAGCAGATGACGGCAATCCACACCTTGTTCTCGCCGTTCATCACTCTTCCCCCTTCTTAATAGACCTGACCCGGTATCGGACAACACGAACCAGACCAAGCGCATCCAAGATGGACTGACCCGGCTCACGTCGCGCGTTCAATACGTCGCAGACGTAGGCCGCTGACAGGCTGTGCTTCTCAGCGAAAGCTTTCTGACTCCCTGCATTCTTGCAGGCAGCAGAGAGGCGGCGACACACCTCGACCGAATCCAGATAGATGCCGCTCATCGCCGTACCTCCAAAGCGCAAACCACCCTATTGGGATTGATGCACTGAATGTTTCTGAGTTCAGCCGCGTTGTAGGCTTCGTATGAAAGCAGCGCGCCGAAGATCGCGGTCAGCATGGCAACGGCCACCAGCGCCGCGATCCAAAGCTTTCTGTCGCTGCCCATCACCAGAAGCCCGTCAGCGCCCCAAGAACATCGCTCACTTGCCGGTCTCCTTCTTGGCAAACTTTTCCATACGAACTCGCCATGCGTGACGAGCGCGATCTCGTGCCGCCTCAAGGGCCTCGGCGCTCTTGTACCAATGGTGCTTAACCGGCGTCTTCTTGGTCAGGGGAGGCAGCAATCCTTCCTCAACCATCGTGGCGCGACGCAGACCAACGATCCTGCGAGACAGACCAACCTGAAGGGCGATGTCATTCACAGGGCGACCACGAAGAAGCATGTCGTCAACCTCTTCCATCTTGGTCGGCTTGCGCCGCTTGTGTTCGATCTTCTCCTTGGCGGTCGTCAACCAAGGCTTTTCGTTTTCGCTCTTCACCCCGAGAAGGGAAGACAGCGCATCCTCGTCCACGACATAGACGTTGCCGTTCTCATGCAGGACAAGGAACTCTCCTGCCTTTGCTCGAACGTCGTTGTTCAACTTCAACATGCTCTTAATCACTTGTCTCTCCTATTCAGCCGGGACCGTTCGGCCCCTTCTTTCTGCTTGGTTGTGGAACTTGGCATCGGCCAGGGCGAGCCGCTTTCCGACATGATCGCCAAGGGATGCGTGATGCTTTGCTTCAGAGAGAGCCAAGGCGCGCATGGCGCGCTGGTTGTTTCCTTCTGATGCTGCCCGTCTCGCATAGTCAGCGAGCTTCGTTGACGTGAGAAAAAGACAGAGTTGGTGGTCTCTCATGCCACTCTCCCAGAAACTTGGATCATCGGGCACGCCCAGTGAGGGAGCTTGATGACAAGCCAGCCGTCCTCAACAGACCAACGCACATCTTGCGCTGGCTTGCTCTCCTTCAGATTCACGTCATCGAAGGGAGCGGCAATGCTGCATCCGCCGGTCCTCCAAGTTGCGTGCCTGCATTCATGAGCAAGCGCGTCCTCCGGAGCCATGCGAATCCGAAGCTTGCCTGCCATCCGGTTGCGCTCAACGAGAACCTTTCTGTTGCCCTTCGGGCCGAGTGCGATTTCGGCGGCGACCTTCTTGGTCATGGAGATCGCAAGAGCCGGGTTCTTCCTGCCGTTCGGCACGCGCCAAGCGACGGTCACTCCGTTGTTCCTGTTGGCTGATGTCTCAATACGTTCCCAGGTCATGCTGCCCTATTGCGAATGGAGTTGCGGACTTGGCTTCGGAAGTTGAGAGCGGATCGCTTATCAGACGGACTGGCTGAGACAGTCATGGTCCATCCCTTTCCATCAACTTCGTAGAGTAACTTGTGGTGCTTCCTTCCAAGCTCGATCTGCCAGGGGATTCCAGCATCATCGAGGTCTTGGACGGCAAGAGCGATGTACTCTCTGACTTGCTTGGTGATCTTCATTGGAAGAGCCAGCGGATAATCACGCCAGCAGCCAAGCTGCCGAAGAAACCACCAAGGAAGATCAGGAGCAGGGCAACAGCGGCGGCTCCCCAGTCACGCCTTGAGCCGTGCGTATTGGTCGCACCAGCGCGCGACCTGACAGTAGCTATCGCAGCGCGTGTTCTCTCCAGGGCGCTCTTCAATGTAGCCCTTATTTTCTCTCGCATATTCTTCGGCCTCTTCTCTCTCGTGCGTGTTGAACAACCTCAGCGCCCGGACGCGGCCTTCTTTCATCACGGCCAGCTTACCGGGTCTGAACCAACGTTCTTCGTCGGTGCATTCAGGCATTGGCTCACCCCAGTCGAAGCGGCGTTCCGCATCCTGATGAAGAGCCATACGCTCAGTGACGTATCGCTCGCGTTCAGCGAACGACCAGAGTGTTTGGGGCAGAACAACAAGAGGGACGGCAGGATAACCCTCGCGCCGCTCGGCCTCGTGCTTGTTCCAGTCGCGGACGACAGCGTTGATCGTCAGGCCAACTACCGTCCAGCCACGAAGCTTCTCAGCAAGGTAGGCATAGCAATTAAGCTGACGTTCCCAGTCGGGCTTTGGGTTCATGACAGCCCATGCCGTCGTCATCTTGTAGTCGGAGATGGCAACCTGACGTTCGCCATCGGCGCCCGTGCCCAGGATTTGCAGATCAATGCCGCCGCTTAGGCGCCAGCCTGCAACCTCAGTGAACAGGCGCTCCTCTGCAACGTGCTGCTCATCGGCGCCCTGCTCCACGACATTGTGGAGGGCGCGACCCAGCAGCGGCCACAGGAGTTCAGAGACATCAGTGACGATCTCCTTCCGCTTCTCACTACGGAGGATGCGAATACGAGGAGAGCCGATAAGCTCGGTCACTGAGATGTTCGCATTGCCCCGGCTATAGGTGTCTCGCAGTGCGAGATTGACCAGCGTCTGCGGTAGGTTGTGGTTGTTGGTGATGTTCGCCATGCACTCTAAGATACATGTATTCTGCCCCAGATCAACTGGGTATCGTTGACTTAGGCATAAAAAAGTTGGGCGATGAGTGCGCTTGATTAGGCACAATATGTTGCGCATGATTGGGCCATGAAGCCCGTGCATCTTGTGGTCTATGGCGAGCCAGCCAGTAAGGCCAACAGTCGCAAGCTTGTGCTGTTCGGCAACCGGCCTGCCTCCATCAAGTCGGACAAAGCTCGCGGCTATGCCCGTGACTTTCTGTTACAGGTGCGGCCACTCGACCCCTTGCTTGAGGGCGAGCTACGGATGGACCTCTGGATTTACTATGCCAGCCAGCGCCCCGATCTAGACGAAAGCCTTATCCTCGATCTGCTCCAGGGCAAGGTCTACAAGAATGACAGACAGGTCCGGGAGCGCCATGTCTATCACTGCATAGACAAGGCCAACCCACGGATTGAGGTCATCATCCAGCACCGCGATCCATTGTTCGCTGTGGCAGAACTTCAAAGGCTGAAGGGGAAGTAGGTCAAACGAAAAGCGACCCGTACACCATGAGGTGCAGAGGGGTCGCCCGTAATGTCTGCATCGTATTCGGCTGAGGGAAGTAGGCCAAGGCTCACGCTTTGCCTTGGCTGCCTGGGATTACGAGGTCGGGGGACCTACCCAAGCTTGACGGGTCCATTGGTCCCGGAGCAAAGGCAACATAGTGTGCATCGAAGCCTAGTGCAACACAAAACTTTGCGGCCAACGGTGAGGCTAACCGTTGTCAGAAATTGTAGACCTCATCGAAACCCTTCAGCCAAAGCTTGTCATCCTGCGTCTCGCCCTGGGTTTCTGAGAAGAGGCCGGTCGCCTTGTCGTAGTAGAGGTTGGCTTCACCAATCTGCCCCTGCCATGCAAAGCGGCACTTCCACACATGGAAGATGGTCTGATCCATCTTGCGCTGGATGGTAAGCCCGAAGTCCGCACGATTGTAGTAGTGGGCAGAACCCGAGATGGAGTAGCCGGTCGGAACCCAGTCAGCCGAAACATTCATGGGCTTGGCCGGGTGGGCGATCAAGAAGAAGGTAACTTCTGCCCGTGCTGCGAACGTCTTAAACTGAGACAGCATCTCGTTAACACTTTCAGTATCAACGCCGCCGTCTTTTTTCTGACTGAGCTTGATGAAGTTCACGGGGTCCACGACTACGGCCTTCACCCCATCCCGGCGAACCGCAGCCTCAAACCTTTCGATAAGGCTTTCGACGGTCGGCATCACGCCTTCGTTGGTGAGGAAGGTCAGATGCTCATTCACCCAGCCAAGGGCTTCAAGCATCTCGTCCTCACTCATCCGGGGCGTCGGCCCATCCCCGAAGGGCTTGCCTGCCCGGAGAGAGATGAGCTTGGCAAGGTGAAGCTCGGGCGGATTCTCAAAGCTGGCATAGGCGACACGCCAGTTATAGCGAGCCATCGCGCTGACCAGCATGTTGTCGATGATCTGGGATTTGCCTGAGCCGGGCGTGCCCGTGACGATGACGAGATTGCCAGGGTTCAGCGTGAACAGTTCGTCCACGTTGGACCAGCCAGTGCTGGCGCCTCGGGGCAGGCCATCCCGGTAAAGGGTCTGCACCTTGTCCATGAAGTCAGCCGGTGAGGCCAAGCCTTCGACCGGCCAGCGTGCCGCATCAGCCTTGCACTTGGCGAGAGCTTCCTTGCCTGCCTTCAGCAGAACGTCGTTGGCGTCCTTGCTGCCATGAGGGAAGGAGACGCGCCAGCACTTCAGCTTACCGATACGGCGAGCCAGTTCCTGTGCGGTGGTCTCGCCCGGCCCGTCCATGTCCACCGCAAGGAAGACATTGGGCGCTGCCTTGATTAGTTCGTCATGATGCGACAGCCATTTCAGACGGGCAGTATCGTCGGCGGCGCCTTCGGACAGAGCCCCGGACGGGATGGACAGGGCAGGGATGCCTGCCTCCCAGAAGGACAGGGCGTCGATCTCACCTTCGGTGATGACGATATCCTGCCCCGGCTCGATCTTGTCAGCCAGGAACAGGGTCTGTGCGCTGCCGTCCTGGGTAAACTCTTTGGTGGAGATGGACCGCCACTTGATCGCCGTCACCCTACCTTGATGCCGGTAGGGGAAGCCGACCGCATCCAACTCGGTCGCAGATTTCTTGAAGAACTTCCTGCCTGAGCAAACGCCGAGAGACTTAGCTGTCTCATCGGAGATGCCCCGGTCTGCCATGTAGTCCAGGCCAGCGAAATCCAGATCGCCGGTCGTGTAGGTCTTGATCGGGACAACCGCAGTCACCTTGCCACCTCTTCCCATCGAACCGTTGACGCCGCAGTGGTGGCAATTCCAGAGGATGCCCGCCGCATCCTGCTTGATGGAAAGGGTAGGATCATTCTTGGTTTTCCTGTCCGGTCCACAGGCAGGGCAGGCTACCCGAGTCTGTCCATCCTTAGCTCTTGCTAGGATGTATTCTTTTTCAATGGCTTGCATCTTCTTCCCCCGAAGGACATGCAGGATACACAAAGAAGAACACCAACACAAGGTGTTTTAGATGTCTAAGACTACACTAGATATAGCTACAAGCTAACCTAAGAGACGCAACATATCGTTGGAGCGATATGTTGCGGCATAGCTAGTAGCCTAAGCTACCAGCCTATGACTGTGTGCCTGTACCTACCTGTTCTGCTGGGTTGAGGTAGCTTGAGGACAAAGTTCCCCCTTTGCGGGGGGAAACCTGTTCCGCCGGTTCCATCTATCGGTGAGCCGTCGTCAATCTGCATCGTGCCTTTATCAGCCGGGGACATCCTGTGAGGGCGGCATCAGCACGGAGTTCTGCCTTGCGGCAATGTCGGTCAACGCGAGGCCATGCAGACAACCATCGCGCTTCGTTCGGGACTTTCACCCGCCTTTCCACCGGACATACTTCCGGCTTCATTGTAGTGCGCCATGCCCTTGGCTATCGCGTTGCCTGCCCGGTCCCTATGGCCGACAGGTCGCCCCACACAGGGTGGGTGGCTATGAAAGCCCTTGACGCAGCCGGGTATGGTGGGGGATAGACGCACATGGCGTTTGTCGCCCACCCTGGTTCCGTCAGGGTGCATTTGAGAGGGCTGCCCGGCAAGGCAGCCCTTTCGCTTTTCGGTATATCCAGATCGCCCGACCGGACGCAAGGGCTTTTCCTGGGCGCGCTATCCCAGGGCAAAAAGCACAAAGGCGATGGCGCACAGGCCAATGGTCCAGCACACAGTGACGTGATCCACGGTGAAGATGGATCGGTGTTTGTAAAGCTGGCGGTTGGTGATGGCCCTGCCGTCGAGGAAGTCGAGGCTGATGAGCCTGTCTTTTTTGCGCGTCCAAATGCCGCTGCTGCCTTCGATGTACTGAAAGTTATTTTCGTGCAGCCAGACAGCCGCCTGCCTGGGAGTGTTGAAGGCCGCGACCGGGTTCCCCTGGAGGTCATCGACCTCAATGAACAGGTCGTTGTGCGGCACGTTCTGCGTCAGCCGGTGTCTGATTTGCACCTCAACCGCGTCGGTTCCGATCATCATCTTCAGTCTCTCCCTAGCGTTGGGTTTGGTTGGATTCGGACGGCCTTGTTTTCCCAAGACCAGCATTCGCCCGTGTCATCTTGGAAGCACACCCAAACGAGGTGATGCTCCTGGCTGTAGTCGATGAGGACGTGCGCCCATGCCTTCCCCTTCGGCGTGATGACGGGGATCGGTGGGTCCAGGCGCAACATGCTCATGATTCTTTGTCCGCATAGGGATTGCGGACGGCCCGGATCAGCGCCTCTGCCAGTTGCAGGGCCAGCGCCGGGGTCAGTGCGGCGTGCCTGTCATCTGCGAACTCATGCCCGTGCATGGCCACGATAATCTCGCCATCCCGGATGTAGGCGAATACCTCTTTCATCGGGGGCAGAAGGGCGCTCATCGCTTTGCGTCCGTGATGTTGTCTCGGAGGGCTTTGCTCAGAGTTTCGATCAGTTTCAGGGCCATCTCGGGATAGAGCGCGACGTGCAACTCATCCCTGACATCTACCGTCTGCAATGAGACCAAGATTTTTCCTCGGTCGGAGTAAGCAAAAACGTCTACGATTCCGCTCATTGGTCGTCTCCCTTGAGTGCATCTTCGGCTCGGTTGCTCATCCAGGCGCACACGCCACACCCGTCATCAATATCGAACACCATAGACGGAGGGTCTTCGATCTCTTGCAGGGCCTTCTTCATCCGGTCGCGCTCGGCCCGAAGGGCACGCAGTATGGCGGCTGTTGTCTCGGGCCATTCGCCATGAAGCGCGTTCTGAATAGCGCGCTCAATGGCCTCGTTGCTGGTGTCGGTCATTGGTCGTTCTCCTTGAGTTTGGCGCGAGCCTCGTAGTCTCGCCGCCACTTCACTAGCAGGCTGCTATCAGGAACATCATCGTCGTCCACATCGCCGGGTCGGCCATACTCCCAGCCCCAATACGAACGACACGCAGTGTCTGCGATCAGCAGGGCATTCCTCAGCCGGTCACGTTCTTCCATGACAAGGCCAAGCTGATCCGACGCATCGCGGCAGACCTCAGCCAGAAGAAGATGCCCCTTTCGCTGGGCCTTCTCGGCTTCGTCTAGCAAGCGGTCGATGATGTTGGTCATTCGCCGCTCTCCATGAGAGCGGCGCGTGCGCGCTCCATCGTTTCGGCCAATTCGCGCATTGCGTTTTTAAACCCGGAAGGTGTGTCGGTGGGTCGGTATTTGTATGCGTGCGTTGCGCTGGCGTGCAGATCACGCAGCGCGCCCTTCATTCGGTCGCGCTCGATTTCAAGCGTGCATATCCTGTTGCCCATCTGCTCACACGCGGCTGTCTTTTTGACGTTCTCGTTGCGCCACATATCGCGCTCGTTTTCGACGCGCGTAAGACGGACGGCCTGTTTCGCCAAGACTTCCAAGAGTTCAGCCCTGGTCGCGTTGTCTTCGTTCATTGATCGTTCTCCTTGAGTGCGGCACGGGCGATATCCCGTTGCGTCTCGGCCATGTCTTTGTAGTTGAGGCACATGCTCATGGTGATGCCGCCGATCTTCTTCAGCGCATCCGTCATTCTGTCGATCTGAGCCACCAGCTTATGCACGTCGGCGTCTGCAATGGTGCGGCCTTCAGCCAACCTCCATCGCACCAGAGTAAGGGTGTCCATCTCAGTCATGTTCGTTCTCCTTGAGTGCATCCTTGGCCACGTTGATGCAGCCAGCATGTCCGATCCGGCTGAGGTTCAGGCTTTCCCCATTCACTCCACTGCTGGCGATCTGCAAGAGCGCGCCCTTTAGGCGTTCGTTATCTTCCAACTGTGAGGCACAGGCATCGTGATACTCATGCCAAAGGGCATCCAGAAGCTTGACGCTCTCCAGCAGTCGGTCGCGTTCCGCCTCTGTCTTTTCAAGACTCTCGTGCAGGGCGAACAGCTTCTCATTCAGGGTTATGTTGGCGCGCTCGAACTGCTTGCACCACTCGTCTATCCCTGCCGCCGTCTTGAGTTGGTCGCGCTCGGCCTCAGCGCGCTCGGCCCGTTCGGCGTCGCGTTCGCATTGGGCGTCGGCGTTCGCGGCCTGGGCGCGTGCCGCGTCTCTCTCTTCCCTGAGCCGCACGATCTCGTCCGCTGCCATCAGCGCCACCGGGCTAACCATGATGCCGTTAATTTCCATCGGTGCGCTGAACACATCGAAGGATCGCAGTCGCTTCACGATATCAGTCACGGTCTGATTCCTTGAGCGCGATGCGCGCGATGTTCTGCAACTCTCCGGAAAAGCTGGCCCACTTCATTGCGTATATGTGCATCGGCCAGTTCGGCCCTTCTCCTTCCTCGTCTAGTGGTATTTGGACGCCACCTTCAGCGATCTCCCGGAGTGCATTCCTCAGCCGCTCTATCTCGTCGGCAGCTTCTTCATGGAGAAAGTCTGCGTTGGTCAGCCGCAGTCGGTCCACGATATCAGTCACTGCTTGTCTCCCCGAGTGCGATACGAAGCTCTTGAGCGGCGTACTTCAGCGCCTTTGGTCCTCCGTCCTCAATCTCGGACAGTGCATGGCGGATGCCGTTCCGTAGCCGCTCGATCTCGTCGGCAGCTTCGGCAGCATCCTGCCGAGTCCATCCGTCGCTTCTCCACGCATGAACACGCAACCGCTCCACGATATCAGTCACTGCCTGTCTCCCCGAGTGCAGTGCGGGCGACGGAAAAGGCATCGTGAAGTTGCTCGCCGTGCGAGTTCATCACGCCATCCAGCGCATCCCTTAGCTTGTCGCGCTCGGTCTTGATTGCAGCAACCTCACTCGGGCTGTGGCAGGGACCAAGGTAGCCAGCCGCACGAACCTTTGCGCGCTCGGGCAGTCCGACATATCGCCAACCCTGCAAGTCTGCGATCCAGTAATCCGGTTCTGGACCCCTTTCATCGGCCAGCCAGTGCCATCCACTCTGCTTGCGGTTCTTAGGGTATCCATCCCATGCGCCGGTCATTGCACTGCCCCTGCGATGACGTATCCGACCATCACGGCCAGCATGGCGATGGCAACCACGAGGATGGTTTGCTTCTCACTCATTGCATGCTGCCCCTGGCCTTGGCTTCCTCAGCCTCAGCCATTGCGTCACCCTGCTGCTCTTCCATCAGGTCTTGATGCATCACCCGGATGCCATTGATCGCTGTCTCAATCGCGTCCTCTTCCTGACCCGGCTTGGAATGCTTGAAGCTCAGTTCAGTCAGGGTCAGGGCGACCGCAGCAATAAGGACACGGGGGTTGGCGTTGTTCTTGATCGCCATGAACTCGGCAAAGTCCCCGAAGGCCCCCGACATATGTCGGACAAGGCCAATGGTGCGCTCGTCTAATTCTTCCATGTTAATCCCCTTCACTGGATCGTGCCCCGTTCGCGGGCCTCGTTTGCCTCGGCAATGTCCCGCTCTTTTTTCGCCTCCATCAAGTCGGCGTGCATGGCTCGGATGCCGTCAATCATCTGCTCAAGGGACCACTCCTCGTGGCCGGGCTTGGTGTGATCGAAGTTCAGTTCGGTGGCTGCCACAACAACCGCAGCCAGCATCCGGGACGGCTTGGCGCCATTGAGAACGGCGAGACCAAGAACCGCAGCCTTGATGTGTTCGCTCATCTCGATGATCTGGGCCATTTCGCCATCGCTAATCATCTCTTTTTCGTCGGACATTTGGTATCTCTCCTGTCTTTTATGGTGTGAAGATTAGCACGAATGCCAGCACCATTGCCAGCACGAAGCACACATTCGTAAGGCGTTCGGCGCGCATCAGTATTCGTCCGGGGTCAGGATGGTGGTGCTGCTGCGGTCGGCCTCGGTGATAATCCAAAGGTCGCACCGCTCGTCGGCCTTGGCTCGCACGCGATAGGCAGAGAACACGCGCCTGCCCCCTTCCATTGCGGCGATAAGGTTCACGGCTTGATCCTCTTCGTCCATGTCGGACCAGTCGAGGGAGAGGTGCCGCTCCAGGGCGCGCTTCACCTCCCAAGGCTTGAAGCTGTCCACAACGCCGGGCGTGACGAGGATCGGCCCCTCCTCTACCTCGGCGGCGAACTCATTCCGGGCTGGTGCTTTCAGCATGGGTTGCTCCTCAAACTCTGGCGTTGCGGGCAGCACTAAGCGCAAGCTCGGCCATCGCATCGACGGCCTCACTGAAGGTAAGGTCTTTGTTCTGGCGTTGGTTGGGGAAGTCCCCGATCAGGATCAGGGCGGCGAGCAAGCGGCTGCTCTGCCACTTCCAGTCCTCAACCTCCTTCTCAAGGCCCTCGATGCGGTGCTGATACCGTGTCTCTAAAGGATCGCTCTTTTCTTTCATGGGTTTCCCTTTCCAGACAGAAGGCCGGGCCTTCCCTATGCGCCACCCCGGAGGGTGACGCAGGTGGGAGGGTCTGTCCTTTACTTGCGGCGTCCCTTGCCGCGACCGGGCCAAAGCTGAACCAGACGGAGGTCGGCGGGTTCCACCCTTCGGTGGATAAGGTTCCAGTCACTGAGCTTATCGGCGGCTCGCGTGACGGCAGGCTTCGGCACCTTCAGCACATGAGCGATGGCACCAACGGTGCAGCCGGGGTTGTGTTCGATCATCCGCAGGATCGCGGCCTGCCTGCATGTCAGTTGGTCGGCGTTTGCCCACCGCAGGAGGGGCAGAACATCATCCGGGATGGTCACCTTGTTGGACTGTTCGATGGCGGGCTTGGTCATGGTGCTGTCCTTTCGTTCTGTTGTGGGTGCATTCTATCGGTGCGCTGATGTGTGTCAATAGTTATCTGTTGCGGGTGCGGCAGGGGTGCTGCCCACAAGCGTGTCGTTGGCAGGCGGCTTCGGCTTGTTGCCCTTGGCCCTGGCGACCAGGGCATTGATGCCTGCTGTCTCGGCAGGGGTAGGGGTAGGGGCACCGTCCATAAGGGTGGCGACAGGCACGCCGTCCATGTCCTCTATCTCGACGGTCGGGCGGTAGGTTTCCTGCCCGGAGCGGATGCAATCCAGAAGGTACGCGGTGACTGTATCGGTCGCGGCCTTGGCGTTGGGCGCCTCGACGCATAGCCCCTGGCGCTTGCGGGTTCCGTCCAGGGCGATGGCGGCTTGCTGCTCGGCCAGGGTGGTGCGCGAGGGCTTGCTGATGTTGTCGAGGGGGCAGAAGAAAAGCATGGTCTAGTATCCTTTGCGTCGTCTAATTGTTCTGAAAGGAAGGGGCGTTAGCCCCCTCCCCTCATTCCAGACCGGGGCAACCCTGCTTGATGAGGGATGCCAGCACGTAGTCGAAAGACTTCATGGGATCGACGCCGCACTCGCTTGCGACGTTCTTGTTGGCAGGCAGGAAGTATGTGCCGGGCGGCATCTCCAGTTCCCCGAAGTCCGACGCATACCCCTGTCCGTATTCGGTTGCTGCCCGAAAGCCCGGATGGATGGAGGCAATCGCAAAAGACAGGCGCCGCAGGGCAGAGGGATGCCCCAGACCAAAGGCCATGCGCGCGAGGTCCATCGCATCCTCGGCTGCCTTGAGGCGAGCGAACATATCCGCGACGTGCCCCTTCTGCCCGCCGGTATCGCTAGAGCATCGCCGTCCGGCAATAATCTCCACGCGGTAGCCTGCATCTTCCAGCCGGTCGCAGATGGCAGCAGCAGCCACGGCGCTGCACTCGAACACGCGGGAGCTAACGTGCGCCGGGGTGGACCAGTTGGCGACCAGGGTGATGACCGGCTGCCTGCTGCTGGCGGTCATGCCGACAGTCCGCATGTGCATGGGGTCGCCCGACAGATAGCGGGGCACACTCGGGATCGCCCCGGCCACACTCCACTTGACCAGCGCCCTGCGGACGGGGCGGGCCGTCTTGATCTTGTCCAGCAGGGGTCGGGCGCGCTCGGCGCCCTCCTCCCACCCGTCTCGGGCGTATTTCAGCGCCTCGACCATGTTTCTCGTGCCGCAGAACTCTTTGCCGCCCGACCATGCCGATCCGCAGTGTCGGTCCCCGCGAGGATCATTCGGGGGCACGTACTCCATTAGTTCTGCCATCGTGTCGAAGTGAATGGAGGCGACGCTTTTCGCCGCCTCATGAAAGGCGGGAAGGTAGGGCGCGAATTGCGCCCGGTTGGGGTCGGTCGGGAGGGATCGAAGGTCGCGCATGTCTTTTATTCCGCTGCCAGGATCACGCGGGCTGCCTGAGCCCGGCGCGTCACGTTGTCGGGGATATCCGCGATGATGCGGGCACGCTGCTCAGTGTCGAGGCCCTTCCAGATGGAAGCCTCGGCCACCACATCGAAGGGCAGCCCAACCCGCCGAAGGTTCGCGCCGCCAATGCTCGCGCGAGGGCTGATGATGTGGCGGATTTTGTGCTTGAAGGCGGCGTTGCGCGCGGCCTGGACGTAAGCCACCCAGGCGTCATCACCAGCAAGGGCGCGCTCAAGCACTTCGTCATAATCCCAAACCAGCGGGGCCGTGCGGTCAATGGTCGCGCCGTCCAGTTGGTTCGCGCCGACATAAATCCGATCGGCGCCCCGCCCGAAGGTGTTGGCCGCGACGATGGGGACAAAGTCCGGATGACGACGCACCGGCTCGGCCCGGTCGGGGAAAGACATGAACCCGTTTGCGAGGGCAGAATTGAGGGTCAGCGGAACGCTAGGGTCCGACCGATCCAATTCGTCCATGAGGTAGACGCCGCCATGCTCGAACGCTTGGCGGAAGGGGGTGGTATGATACTGCCCGGCGCCGTCCTTATAGCCGGTCAGTTCATGCTTCCCGGTCAAGGCGCCGTCCGAATAGAAGGGCAGGCCCAGGGCCGTTGCGACTTGCTCGCAGGCGGTGGTTTTGCCACCAGCCGCCGGGCCGACCAGCATAGGCATCTGCCCACCCGTCAACCGGCTGGCGATAACCATCGCCAGGAAGGTGTCGAACATGCAATGCCGGGGCGTGGCGGGCATTTCCTTAATACGCCCGGCCACCTCGATCCGCAGCACGCGGGGCGCGCCGTTCACGATAGAGCGCGCTTCCTCAAGTAGGTCGGAGAGGTCCATCCGGGCCTTGTCGGCGGCGTCGTTCACGGCAGCCTTCACCGTGTCGCCCATGCGTCGGGTGACAATCTCGACCACCGCGTTTTCATCCAGCGGGGTGGCATCCGGCGCCAGGATACGCTTGAGGGCGTCGAGGGCGGCGGCGTGATCGTTCGTGTTCACGGGTGCAGTGTCCTTTTCGTTCTTGACAGGGATGGGGAAGTCCTCGGGCTTGAAGCGCGCCGGGGTGGGGGTGGGTGCTGGCACCGGGCTGGGGACGGGGTTGCCGTCCTTCAGTGCTGCCAGGGCGGCGCCGCTGAGGTCATGCCATGCGGCGGTCATCTGCCCGACGCTGAAAAGCACGGCCCTTTCAGACGGGATGCCAGACGCGGTTAGCCAAAAGCGCACCAGTCCACGGGTGGCGCTGGTGATCGAATGCCCCGATCCGCGAACCGGGGCGCCCTTGTTTACTGCCCACCTTTCAGCGTCGGCGGGCGTGGCAAAACGTGCCTTGCGAGGCATGTCCATGCTCCTCTGGTGTTGAAGTGTCGGCGCCACTGGCGACCGGGAAACCCACCGCAAAGGCGGTGGGAAGCCGGGGCGTCAGACTTGGATGAAGGCGTACCCCTTGCCGGGCAGGGAACCGCCCAGCATGTTCGTATTCCACCCGTACTTGTTCGCCAGGGCGACGGCGGCGGCTTTGTGGTTTTCGTAAATGCCAAGGGCGTAATCCCATGACACTGTAACGCTGCCAGCGTCGGCGGTTGCCTTCACGCGGGCGCCCCGGAAGTTGGTGGGGCCGAGAAACTTTGTCTGAATCGCCTGATACATGGTTGCCTCTCCGTTGTTGGGTTGTTCTGTCAGATATCGCCCGGCAGGGCGCACCAGTTATTCCGCCGTGAGGCTGATCAGGTAGCGGCGTTCCGCCTCTGCCTCTGCCTTCGTGTCATACGGCCCGGAAACCACGTCCCCGTTAGAGGACACGTAGAAGCCGGGTTCCCCCATGAAGGGAGGTTCGTAATCTTCTGCCCAGTAGGACGGGGGCGTTAGGTATTCCACGTATAGCTCGCACACTTCGTTCATGTTTCCCTCCGTTGTCCTACGGTTCCGGGCGCACCAGCCTCTGGCTGGCCGCTATCTCCATTTCATTGACTCATCGCATGCCCTGCTGGCCGGGCTCCATGCTTCCCTCAGTGTTTGCACGCCCGGTTGATCTTCCGGCATGTTGTGCGCTGCTAGGGCGGCGTATTGTGCCACTAGGGAGAGGCGTTGAAGTAGCGCCTCGCTATTTCCGTCCCTCAGCGCCTTGCGTGCCTCTTTCAGGCAGCGTTCAGCGTGGCGGATATCTTGAACGATCTTCTTGCCGTCCATGTTCTGATCCTCTGCATCAGCAGCGCGCCGCGCGATGCGGCAGGCTGCCGGTGCAGGCGGGGACGCATCCCCGCCGGACCACATGACCCCCGGTGCAGCGCCACCCTTGACCGGCTCACGCCCATGCGGGCGGCGCGCTTACGTCTCGGGCGGCTCAATTGCTCCCTACCACCTAGGGCGACCGGCTCACGATCTTGTGTCGGCGCGCTTATGTCTGCCCCCTAGGCTGAGTTGTCATGTTTACTCGGGTCCCTACTCCGGGACAGGAACGCCCTGCCCGTGTAGATTATCGCGCTGCTGCTGACCGATTGCGCTATCCGGTGGTGGCTCTCTGCATGGGGGCGGTTGCTAGCCGCCCATCATGCTTGTGCCCTTATTCACTGTTTCAGAGAGCGGTGGCGCCGGGGTCCTCCGTGAGGTGGTCCGTGCCTGGAGATGCTTCTAAAGGTGCGCTTCGGACGGGTCAACACAAAAAAGACGCCTGTCTGATATTTTTTTTCATGGTGCGATTTCAACGGGTTACGATCCACATCAATGCGTTGTGCGATGTCTCAATGGGTTAGACCTATGGTTGCGCCATCGTTTTGTTGTGTGCTGCCCCGGCGTGCTGGTAGGATGGCCGGGCCGCATAGGGCGGCAAGATCGGGGAGCTGAGAGCGTTCCCGGTTTGTTCCTGAAGCAAGCGGCGCAAGCCGCCTTGAGGTGGCCGTGTCCGATAAGCCTAGGGGAGAGAAGACGAAGCGTAAGCGCAAACCCCCTGCCCTTCGTGTTGTGGCAGCATCCCCCGATAGGGTTGTCGTCCCCCTGGCCAATGGGCAAGGCAAAGACGCAAACGGATTGACCGCCAAGCAAGAGGCTTTTGCACAAGGCGTCGGGTCCCGTGGCGAAACCCTCGCAGTGTCCTACCGGGCCGCATATGACGCCGCCAACATGGCACCGGCCACTGTCCATGCCGAGGCTTGCCGCCTCATGGCAAACCCCGTGATCGCCGCAAGGGTTAACCAGCTAGTTATGGAAAGGCAGGCGAAAACATCGCTTGATGCCGCCCGGATCAGGCAACACGTCATCGAACGCTTGCACGCTGAGTCAACCGATCCCGATAGCCCGCCCGCCGCCAGGGTTCGCGCCCTTGAGCTACTGGGCAAGCTGGATGTTGTCGGCGCCTTCCGTGAACGGGTTGCCACTGAACCGGCAGAGGCTGCACCGGCTGACCTAGCCGCCACGCTAGAGGCCAAGCTTAGGGCCATGCTGGCAAAGGCGGGCTGAGGCTGCCGGTCTAGATAGATCGCGCGAGGTGGAGGTTGCGGTCTAAAACGGGGAAAAACAGGGGCTTGGCAGGCCGGGCGGTGATGAAAGGCCGGTCCTGCTGACCCCACCCACCGGGCACACCCCCGTTCGAGCATCGCGTACCCGCCCGCCTATACATACTATTCCACTCCAACGATCCCATAACCTTTGATAGCCTCCTCCCCCTTCATTTCCCCACCCCTCCTCAGCCATTCTCTCCCCAGAGACCCACCCCCTTCCCTTTTTGGGTCCCATACCCAGGCCGGGGATATCGCAAAAACGGCTGATTTCCCCCTCTGGTTGGCTTTTGCCGGGGTTTTGACCCATTTCTGGCTCCCTCATTCTACCTAAGATGGCGCTCGCTCCTTGGTTCTGGGGCAGAATTGCGCTTAGTCACGGCTTTGGATATGCTTTGTTCCGAAGGTTTGGGGAAGCCTAGGATGAAGATACCGGAGACGTGGACGTTGATTGCCGAGTCTCAGTACTCTGGGGTTCATGGCGCTGGCTTTTCTCGCTGGGTCTCTATCCCGGATGCTGTTGTGAGCGTGCCTGACGCCAGGGGTCTTCATCGGGATGGGCACATTCTGATGTCTCAGAAGCGTTTGGCCGATGGACATATGGGTTTGCTTATCAAGGCAAAGGGTAAGTAGGATGTCGGGCAGGAAATACCCTTCGGGCAAACTTGGCGTGACCATGAAGCAGCATTTGGTGCTGGAGTTTGTGAAAAAGTATTGTGCTGAGAAGGGTTACTCACCATCCTATCAGGAGATTGGTGAGTCAGTTGGCATTGCGTCCAAGTCTGGTGTGAAGCGGATGATTGATGCGCTCGTTGAGCGCGGCCATCTGGAACTTCTGCCAAGGCGAGCGCGTTCGCTCGCTGTCATTGAGAAGGCCGCTTGATGATTTCCTTGACCCTTGGGGCAGTATTTGATGGAATGGGCTCGGACCTCCGTCGTCTGACGGTTCAGTCTCTCCGTGAGTGTGACTTGGCCCCCAGCAATGGGGGCCTTTTTTCGTGAACCTCGAAGACATTCTGCCCAAGATCAAAGAGCTTCCCGAGTCTGAGCAGGTAGAACTGCTAAGGCTTGTGGAGAAATTGGAACTGGCCAAGGGCCGGGAGGCTTCCAGGAAGAAGTTTCTGGCGTTCGTCCGACAGATGTGGCCGGGCTTTATCGACGGCGCCCACCACAAGATCATGGCAGAAGCCTTCGAGAAGGTTCTCTTCGGAGACTGCAAGCGGCTCATCATCAACATGCCGCCCCGACACACGAAGTCGGAGTTTGCGTCTTTCCTCCTGCCTGCTTGGTTCATGGGGAACTTCCCGGACAAGAAGATCATCCAGGCCACCCACACGGCTGAGTTGGCAGTGAACTTTGGTCGGAAGGTCCGGAACCTTCTGGACACTGAAGACTTCCAGAAAATCTTTCCAGACGTAGAGCTTCAGTCTGACTCCAAGGCATCCGGTCGCTGGGCGACCAACAAGGGCGGCGAGTACTTTGCCGTGGGTGTTGGTGGTGCGATTGCCGGTAAGGGTGCGGACCTCTTCATCATTGATGACCCGCACACGGAGCAAGAGGCCATTCTGGCCGCTCATGATCCTGCGATCTACGACAAGGCGTTCGACTGGTACACGTCCGGTCCTCGGCAGCGCCTTCAGCCGGATGCCCGCATCGTGATTGTTATGACTCGATGGGGCAAGCGAGACCTGACAGGCCGTCTGATTCAGACATCAATGGATCGGGGAGATGGGGAGTCTGAGTGGGAGGTCATTGAGCTTCCCGCCATTCTGCCATCGGGAAACTCTCTGTGGCCCCAGTTCTGGAAGATCGAGGCGCTTCAGGCGCTGAAGTCAGAACTGCCCGCCCACAAGTGGAATGCTCAGTATCAGCAGCAGCCGACCAATGCTGAGGGAGCCATTCTCAAGAGAGAGTGGTGGAAGCGTTGGGATCGGGGCCGCCCGCCCGAGTGCGAATACATCATCATATCTGCCGACACCGCCTTCACCAAGAACAATCGCTCGGACTACAGCGCCTTCACTGTCTGGGGCGTGTTTAACAAGGTGAATGATTCTGGAGTCGAGGGGCAGAATATTATTCTCCTCGACGCCTTTAAGGATCGTCTGGAGTTCCCGGACCTGAAGCAGCGGGCTCTGGAGGTCTATAAGGAGTGGCAGCCGGATACGATGCTGGTCGAAGGCAAGGCTTCGGGCTTGCCTCTGATCCATGAGCTTCGTCAGATTGGGATTCCTGTGTCGGAGTTTACCCCGACGCGAGCTTCCGGCGACAAGATCATGCGGGCAAATAGCGTTAGCGATATGTTTGCCTCTGGTATAGTGTGGGCGCCCGAGACGCGATGGGCCGATGAGGTTATTGAGGAATGCGCCTCTTTCCCGAATGGGGCTCACGATGACTATGTTGACGCGGTGATTATGGCTCTCATGAGATACAGGCAGGGTGGTTTCGTCCGACTGCCGTCTGACTATGATGATGAGCCTGAGCTTCCGCGTCGTGCAGATTATTACTGAGGGGATTGGCCGTGGCTGTTGATAAAGCGATGAACCCGCTGGGTAATCCCTCCGACAGCGGCCTTGAGGTTGAGATTCTGAATCCGGATGCTGTCTCGATTGAGACGGAAGACGGTGGCGCTCTGGTCATTCTTGGGCCTGAGCTTTCCCAAGAGATGATGCCGGGGTTCCATGACAATCTGGCTGAACACATGGACCCGAGCGACCTTGGCGCTCTGGGCCATGAACTCCTGGATGATTTTGAATCTGACAGCCGCTCCAGGGAAGATTGGGAAGACACATACAAGAAGGGCCTCGACCTCCTCGGACTGAAGATCGAGGACCGCTCTAGCCCCTGGCCGGGCGCGTGCGGCGTCTTCCATCCCATTCTCTCTGAGGCAGCAGTTCGCTTCCAGTCGCAGGCTATCATGGAGACCTTCCCTGCTGGGGGTCCCGTGAAGACCAAGATTGTGGGCAGGATTACTCCTGAGCGCGAGCGGCAGGCTCTGCGGGTCAAGAATGACCTGAACTACATCCTGACCGAGAAGATGTCCGAGTACAGGAACGAGCATGAGCGGATGCTGTTCGCTCTTCCGTTGGCTGGGGCAGCATTCAAGAAGGTGTACTTCGACCCGACACTGGGTCGCCCGGCGTCGATCTATGTCCCGGCTGAGGACTTTGTTGCCCCTTATGGGGCATCCGATCTCCAGACCGCCAATCGCTATACGCATATCATGCGGAAGCACCCGAACGAGATTCGGAAGCTTCAGGTCATGGGCTTCTATCGGGACGTTGATCTCTCTCAGCCCGTTCCTGACAGGAACGAGATTCAACGCACCAAGGACAAGCTGGCTGGTGAAGAGCAGATCGATACCGATGACCGGCACATGCTGCTGGAGATGCACATCGATCTCGATCTTCCTGGCTACGAGGACGTGGGCAAGGATGGCGAGCCGACCGGCATCGCTCTTCCCTATGTCGTGACGGTCGAGCGTTCGACGGGCGTGATCCTGTCGATCTACCGGAACTGGAAGCAGGACGACGAACTGAAGCTGAAGCGTCAGCACTTCGTCCAGTATGGGTATATCCCTGGTTTCGGCTTCTACCCGTTCGGTCTGATTCATCTCGTCGGCGGCATTGCCAAGTCTGCTACGTCGATCCTGCGTCAGCTTGTGGATGCGGGCACGCTGGCCAACCTTCCTGCTGGCCTGAAGTCTCGCGGCCTTCGGATCAAAGGCGACAGCACGCCCCTGATGCCGGGCGAGTTCCGGGACGTGGATATCTCGTCCGGAGCCATTAAGGACAACATCACCTTCCTGCCCTACAAGGAGCCGTCTCAGGTTCTCGCTGGCCTCCTGGGTACGCTGGTTGAGGAAGGCCGTCGCTTTGCGTCGATTGCTGATCTTCAGATTGGTGACGCCAACCAGAGCGCCCCCGTTGGAACGACGCTGGCTCTGATGGAGCGAGCGATGAAGGTGATGTCTGCCGTGCAGGCGCGTCTTCATGCCTCGATGAAGCACGAGCTTGATCTTCTGGTGGATATCATCCGCGTCCACATGAAGGGTAACTACGAATACGAGACGGACATGGGTGCGACTCGCACCGATGATTATGATGGCAGAATTGATGTCATCCCCGTCACCGACCCGAATGCTGCCTCTCTGTCGCAGCGAGTGGTTCAGTATCAGGCGGCGCTTCAGTTGGCCGCTCAGGCCCCACAGATGTACGATCTGCCCGAGCTTCATCGACAGATGCTGACTGTCCTTGGCATTCAGGACCCCGGTAAGATCATCCCTAGCACGGATGAGAAGAAGCCGATGGACCCTGTCTCTGAGAACATGGCGATCCTGTCTGGTAAGCCCGTGAAGGCGTTTCTGTACCAAGATCACGAAGCCCACATTAAGGTCCACATGGCCGCGATGCAGGACCCGAAGATTCTTCAGCTTGTGGGGCAGTCGCCCCAGGCGTCTGCAATCCAGGCAGCGGCGATGGCTCACATCGCAGAGCATATTGGATTCCAGTATCGCCGTGAGATCGAGGATCAGCTTGGCGTCGAACTGCCGCCGCCTGACGAACATCTGCCCGAAGACATTGAGGTTGCCCTCTCCAAGCTGATTGCAGACGCGGCTGGCAAGCTTCTCCAGAAGGACCAAGCCGAAGCCCAGATGCAGGAAATCCAGCAGAAGATGCAGGACCCTGTTGTCCAGGCTCAGATGCAGGACGCCCAGAACAAGGCGGCTGAAATCCAGAGGAAGACGCTCAAGGATCGCGCCGACCAGATGGCGCGTCAGCGTCAGCAGCAGATTGAACTTGAGCGGATCGCCTCTCAGGAGCGGATTGCTGGGGTCAATGCCGGGATCAAGGCAATGTCCCAGAAGCAGTCCAATGACCAGCGTGGCGACTACGACAACGCAAAGATCAAGCTCGACGCCATGCGTCTTGGCGCTGATCTGATGAAGGGCAAGTGATGCCAGCTTCCGAGGAAAACGTCCTGGAGTTTCTTCGTCAGAAATTCCGGGAGATGATGAACATCCACGCAGACCACATTGCTACTGGCGGTGTGGTTGACTGGGCCGATTATCGGCATCAGGTTGGTGTTATTGAGGGTTTGGCGAAAGCCGAAAGAGAACTGCTTGACCTAGAGGAACGCCTCAGTCGGCAGGACTAATCGCCCATTGTGGGTGCAGGGTATCGCACGACCCTAACAGTGCGCTCAAAGGACTACCATGCTTAACGTTGATATCAAGATGCCGGACGGAGATGCTGTTCGAGGGGCAACTCAGCTTCCTCAACCGGCTGGCTTCAAGCTTCTGATTGCTCTTCCTGAGCTTGAGGAAAAGACGGACTCTGGCATCTACTTGCCGGAACAGGTGCGGGAAAAGGAATCTCTTGCAACTGTTGTTGGCTTCGTCCTAAAGATGGGGTCACTCGCCTATAAAGACCCTGCCAAGTTCCCGGATGGCGCTTGGTGCAAGGAAGGGGATTGGGTTTTGTTCCGTGCTTACAGCGGCACCCGTATCAAGATTCATGGCCGGGAGTTCCGGATCATCAATGATGATACTGTCGAGGGTGTTGTTGAAGACCCGCGTGGGATTGCACGGGCATGAGCGCGACCCGGAAGGCTGAAGAGTCCGACGAGGACTTCACCGTCGAAATTGTGGATGACACCCCGGACGAGGATCGCGGCAAAGCGATTGCCCCGGAGGTCACCGATAACGACGACGACATCACGGTAAAAGACGACGAGATCGCCAACTACCGTGAGTCTTGGAAGCAGCGCCTGAAGGAGCTTTCCTTCAAGAGCAACGCCGAGCGGCGAGCCAAGGAGCTTGCCGCCAAGGAACGCGACGAGGCAATTCAGCTTGCCCAGCGCCTTGCTGAAGAGAACAAGAAGTACCGCGAACTCGCCGGTAACACGGAGAAGTTTGCTGCCGATCAAGCCAAGGCTCGTGCCGAGTCTGACATCAGCGCCACCAAGAGGCTGATGAAGGAAGCGTTCGAGGCTGGCGAGACCGACAAGTTCCTGGACTATCAGGAGCAGCTTCAGCGTTTCGTGAATGAGCATGATCGGTATGCGAACTACAAGCCGGTTGCTCTGCCCGAGCCGCAGTATGAGATTCCCCAAGTTCGTCCTCAGCCGGATGCAAAGGCCGTCGAGTGGGCCGGGCGTAATTCCTGGTTCGAGGGGCAGAACGAGCTTGAGAAGGAGATGACGGGTTACGCCTATGCTGTCAGCGATATGCTGATCCGAGAGCATAAGCTCGACCCGCGTGGTGATAAGTACTACGAGGAAATCACGCAGCGCGTTCAGCGCCGTTTCCCCGAGTACTTCCAGAAACCTGAGCCGGAAATTGACGCGACGGCTAAGGTGGCATCGGTGGTCGCTCCCGCTACTCGTAGCACCAAGACCAACCGCACAGTGCGTCTCACGCCGTCTCAGGTTTCGCTAGCCAAGAGATTCGGCCTTACCCCCGAGCAATACGTTGCTCAGTATCTGAAGGATTACGGTCATGGCTGACCGCACCCCCCGCGACCTTGAAACGCGCGAACAGCAGATTCGCCCGACTTCTTGGCGCCCCCCTTCGATCCTTCCTGATCCTAAGCCTGAGCCGGGGTATGTCTTCCGCTGGGTCCGCACGAGCATGATGAACTCGGTGGACAACACCAATGTCAGCAAGCAGTTACGCGAGGGCTATGTGCCTGTTCGTGCCGAAGATCATCCTGAACTGATGCTGGCAGCCGACAAAGACAGTCGCTTTAAGGGCAACATCGAAGTCGGTGGTCTCCTTCTGTGTAAGATTCCGGAGGAAGTCGTGCGGCAGCGTGCGGCTTACTATGGGAATATGGCGCAACAGCAGATGGACAGCGTGGACAACAATCTGATGCGCGAGAGCGATCCTCGTATGCCGGTCCTTCGTCCGGAGCGGTCTTCGAGGACCACGTTTGGTCGTGGTCCCAGGGAATAATTCTTTGGGCCATATCTCCCAACCCCACATGGAAAGGTAACGGAAAGTGGCTTCGACCTCTTCCCCGTATGGGCTTCGTCCCATCAACCTTCTGGGTGGTCAGGGCTATGCTGGTTCGACTCGCGAGTATGCGATTCCCGCTAGCTATGCCGTGAACATTCAGTATGGCGACCCGGTGATCATCACCAACACGGGTTCGACCCGTGGTACTCTGGCGCGCTTCAACGCCACCACGACCGCCGCGACTATCACCTCGACGGGTGGTGGCTTTGGTTATGTCGGCGTGTTCGTGGGCGTCACGTTCACCGATCCGGTTTACGGCACGGTGTTCCGCCAGAACTATACGGCTGGCAACACGGCGACCGACATCCAGGCTTATGTCGTGGATGACCCGGACGCTCTGTTCCAGGTGCAGGCTGACGACAGCCTCGGTCAGACGGCTCTGGGCTGCAATGCGGCTCTGATCCAGACGGTTGCTGGCAGCAGCGGCGTAAACATCAACTCTGGCGTTGGCCTCGATGCCTCCAGCATCGCGACGACCAACACTCTGCCGGTTCGCATTGTTGACTTCGTCAACAGCACGACCAGCCAGATTGGTGATGCGTTCACCGACGTGATCGTGCGTATCAACACGCACTTCCACCGCACCGGCAATACCGGCTCTGCCGGTACGGCTGCCAGCTAAGGAGGCTGTGAAAGATGGCTATTTCACGCGCACAGCTTCTCAAGGAACTGCTTC